CGCTTCCGGGATTGTCCGCCGGGTCGGGATGAAGGTGCCTGCCGGGCAGGTCACTGCGACCGCCGCGGTCCGCCGCGGGTTGGTGTCGCTGCGCCCCTCCAGTCTGCTCGCCGCCGCCGGCGACCTGCTGTCCGTCTTCTACACCCGTCTGTATGGCCCGGCCGGGACTGTCACCCTGACCGCAGCCCCGGTCGCCGACGCCGAGCTGATCGTCTACCTGCGGCACCAGGTCCGCCTGGACGCGACCGTGACCGCCGACGCTGTGCTGACCGTGAGGGGATGACCTTGGCCGCCGCCCCTCTGGATGTGGTCGCCGGGCAGCGGGTGTCGGTGGAGGCTGACTTCCGCCTCGGCGGTGTCCTCACCGACCCGACCGTCGTCACCGTGTACCTGCGGTCACCCAACGCCGCCCTGACGACCCTCGTCTATCCGACGACCGGGCTGACCCGGGACATGCAGGGCGTGTACCGGGTGGAGTTCACGGCCAGCGCGGCAGGGTCGTGGGGGGTCCGCTTTGAAGGGTCCGGCGGTGGTGTCGAGGCCGCCAAGGAGACGTTCGTGAACGTCAACCCGTCGCTCGTCGTCTAAGGAGAACACTGTGCCCGCACGCAAGAACGATCCGGCCCCGGTTGTGGCCGAGGAGCAGGCGAAGGCCGCCGACAACAACGCTGCGGACCTGCCCCGCGGGCTGCACCTGTCCGCCGAGCGGGAGGTCCGGGTGGATGACTACCCGGAGCGGCCGTTCAAAGAGGCGGCGACGAAGGAACAGCTCGACTCGTTGAAGGAAGCCGGGCTTCTCTAAGGCAGGGTGGGGGGCTGGGTTGTGAACGACACCGACGCGGCGGCAGCGCTGAACCGCATGTGCGCCGCCGACCAGACCCCCGCCCTCGCCGCTGATGACCTGGCCGCGCTCGTCGCCATCGCCAACGTCGGCGGCGGGGTGTACGACCTGCGGCGGGCGGCGGCGGAGGGGTGGCGGTGGAAGGCGGCGAAGGTCGCCGGCGCGTTCAACCTGTCCATCGACGGCGGGGCGATCAACCGTGGCGATCTTCTCGGGCACTGTCAGCAGATGGTGAAGATGTACTCCCGGCAGCACCCCCGGTCCATCCCCATCGTCAACGGTGAGGCCACGGAACGGCTCGACGAGGCGTGGCTGTCCCGCTTCTGGTACGACGGCGTGTCGTGACAGAGCCGATCCTGTCCGACGCCGACCTGACCGAGCTCCGCGGTGTCGTCGTCGCGCTACTCCCCGACACTGCGGTCATCCTCGACAAGGTTGAGGTGCGGGATACCACCGGCGGGATTGTCACCACTTACACGGCTCGCCCGGAGCCGGTCCCGTGCCGGGTGGGGAACGTGCAGCAGGCCGACCGGGTGGCCGCGTCGACGGCCGACCTCGACCGGGTGGGTGTCACATCCGGGCACATGCGGGCGGCGATCACCGTCCCCGCCCTCACCCCCGCCGACATCGGCGACCGGGTGGAAGCGCTGGGCGTCCTGTACTCGGTGCTCGGTGTCCTCGGCCCCACGTCGTGGGAGCTGACCCGTCGGCTGGTCTGCGAGGTGGTCTGACATGGCTGACGGGTTCACCGGCAACGTCCGGGTGCTGATGAACCGCTTCCCGGAGATCGCCGCCACGATGGCGGGGAAGGCTGACAGTGCGGTCGGGAACACCGCCGAGCGGATCGCCTCCGAAGCGCAGGGCAGCGCGCCGCGGTTGCAGCCGGGCACGATGGTCATTACTCCCCGCAGCCCCGGCGAACTGGCAGCGTCGATCTCCGCCCACCAGGTCAGCGCCGGTCATTGGGAGGTGGAGGCGACCGCCGAATACGCCGCCTACGTGGAGTACGGCACCGCCGAGCACGGTGGCCCGCAGCCGTACCTCGTCCCCGCCGCGCACCATCAGGAGCCGGGGCTGGCCGCCGAGGTGCTGGCCCGCATCATCACATGAGTTCCGGCGTTGAAACGGTCGACCTGATCGAGCCGTGGCTGTACTCCACCCTTTCCGGCGATGCCACGTTGAACGGGCTGGTCGGCGGGCGGATCAACGGGGCGATCACCCCCGACGTGATGCACGGCCCGTACGTCCAGTTCGCGCTCATCTCCGCGCGGGACGAGACAGTTGGCGCCGGCTCGGGGCGGATCATGGTGGACACCCTGTACCTGGTGAAAGCCATCATGCAGACCACGTCGCAGGGGCAGGTCGTGCCGATCGCCCGCCGCATCGACGCGCTGCTCCACGGGCAGAACGTCACCCTCCCGGGCGGGTTCCTGTCATGCGCCCGCCGGCACACCGTCAGCTACCCCGAGGTGGTGCAGGGCGTCCCGTACCTCCACCTCGGGGGTCAGTTCAACATCGTCGCCCACAGCAGCTAGACCACCTGGTTCCGCTCAGCCGCCTTAGCTTTCTGCGCGGCCTGCGCGCACCGCTTCGGGCTGCCGTCTTCCCACTCACGCGCCTGGTGACAGATGGAACACAGGCCGACAAGGTTCTCAAGGCGGTTAGCCTCCGCGTGACGTTCACGACCGAACTCCCGGAACGGGACTAGATGGTGTACGTCGAGGGACTTGCCGAGTTGTTCGGGTGTCACTCCGCAGTCGACGCACGTGCGGTCCCGCATTCGTACGGCTCGGCGCGCCAGGTGCCACGATCCGCCGTAGTAAGGCTCCGAACCCCCGCGCCAGTTCGGGGCGTCTTCCCCGGTTGGGGCATTACGCCCCAGCCAGGCTGCCCAGCAGGGTCGGCTACAGAACCGCCCGCGTGACCGTTTCGGCGTAGTCACGAAACGAGTGCCGCACTCCTGGCATGTCGTCTCGTAACTGGACGGCTCATGGTGGGCGATGTTGCTGACGGTTGCCTTACCGGCGCACACGTTGGAGCAGTAGACGCGCGGCCAGGACTTCCAGAACGTGAAGTGCGTGCCGCAGGTGGGGCAATCTTTTGCATCTCTAGACGACTCCGCACGGCAACGTGCGGAACAGAACTTGGCCGCTCGATACGTGGGGACGGTGAACGATTTTGCGCAGCCCGGGCACGTACGGACGACATGCCTGGCGGGATTGCGAGGACGACCGGTGGACATCTGGTCGGAGCATTCCCGCGAACAGTACGGCCCCGCAAGGCTGGCCTTCCGGGTGAAGGACTTGGCGCAGACAGCGCAAGTGGCAGTGACCTGATTCTTCCGACAGGCCAGCGAACAGTAGGTCGCCGGCCGGTTCCGATGCACGAACGCCTCACCGCACCGTGCGCATGTGCTGGTAGTCCCCATCCTGAAAGTTTACCACGTTACGGAGTTGAGCATCATGGTAGAAAGGTCGACGATCAGCCAGGTCGTCCAGTTGGGAGTCGAAAGCGTTCCGGGGACGGCCGTCGCCGCGACCAAGCAACTCCTCGCCCTGTCCCTCGGCCCGTCCGTGGCCTTGGAAAACCATACTTTCCAGCCGAAGGGCGGGAAGTACCCGACCATCGTGTACAACGGCAAGGAGTGGTCGACGTCCGACGTGGGCGGTGACGCCACCTATTCGGAGATGCAGTACCCGCTGGCGTCGGTGGTGACGACACCGACCACGTCACAGCTCATGGACTCGGCCACGGCGACCGGCGCCTACCAGTGGGTGTTCGACCCGACGTCGTTCGGCGCGGACACCCCGAAGACGTACACGGTGGAGCAGGGGTCCGCGGCGCGGGCGCACCGGGCGTCGAACTTCATCATCACGTCGTTCGACCTGAACTGGGACCGGAAGGGTGTCGGCCTCGGCGGGTCCGCCTACGCGACGGCGATCGAGGACGGGATCACCCTCACCTCCGCAGGTGTCACGTCGATCAACACGGTGCCGATCCAGCCGACGCACATCGACATCTTCCTCGATCCGACGTCGACGGGGCTGGGCACGACGAAACTGACCCGCGTGCTGCGCGGAAACTTCCACATCGCCGACCGCTTCAACCCGCTGTTCGTGGTGGACTCGGCGCAGCCGTCGTTCGTCGCGCACGTGGAGACGGACCCGAACCCGTCGTTCAAGCTGCTGGTGGAGGCGGACACGGCGGGCATGGCGATGTTGACGACGATGCGCGCCGGCACGACGAAGTTCCTGCGGTTCCGGGCGACCGGCCCGAAGATTTACAGCGGTGCGACCACACCGGCGGACGTGTACAACTCGTTCACCCTGGACTGCGCCGGCAAGGTGTCCGGCGTCTCCAAGTTCGAGGACTCCGACGGCGTGTACGCGGTGGAGTTCACGTTCACCATCGTCCACGACGCGGGCTGGGGCCGCGCCTACAAGGCGACCCTGGTGAACGGCCAAGCGACCCTCTGATCGAGGAGTACCAGTCTTGAAGCTTTCGCAGATCCGGGCGGAGACTAAGCCGCTCGTCATCCCCTTCCAGGCCGGCGACCTCAAGGTCACCTACAAGCCGAACGCGTTCACCGCCGACGTCGCGGACAAGATGACCGCGCAGGCAGCCGACGAGTCTCAGGCCACCGACGCGTTCCTCACGATGGTCATCGCGATCATCGACTCGTGGGACTTGGAGGACGACGAGGGAAACATCGTCCCGATCGAAATGGCCGCGCTGCGCCGCGAGGTGCCGATGCCGGTGTTCGGGCGGATCTTCCAGGAGATCCAGAAGGACGCGGTGCCGGACGAGGGAAAAGCCTGACCCGTTGGCTTGTCACCGACGGGGCGATGGGTGAGGCGCCCGACTGGTACGTCCACCTGCGGGCCGCGAAGTATTTGGGTGTGTCGCCGTGGGAACTGGCGGACGCCCCGGCGTTCTGGCGGCACGCCGCCCTGGTCGCCGAGTCCGCGGAGTCGACCGCTCAGGAGCATCACAACCGGCAGCAGCAGGGAGGGTGAGCGTTGGCGAGTCTGACCGGCGCCATCATCGCTGTCGAGGTGATCGCTGACACGACGAAGGCGCAGGCCGCCCTCGGCACGTTGGGGTCGTCGATCACCGGCGTCGGCGCGTCGGGTGCTGACCTGATGCGGGTCGGCGGCTACTTGACGTTGGGGGTGACCGCCCCGCTGGCGGCGGCGGCGGTCGGTGCTCTGTCGATGTCGGCTGACTACCAGCAGGCCATGCAGGTGTTGCAGGCCACGTCGGGTGCGTCGGACACGCAGATGGCTGCCCTGTCCCGTACGGCGATTGCGCTGGGCGCGGACATCCACCTGCCGAACACGTCCGCGAAGGACGCGGCGATCGCCATGCTGGAACTGTCGAAGGCGGGCCTGTCCGTCAACGACACGATGGCCGCCGCCCACGGTGTGCTGCTCCTCGCGGCCGCCGGGCAGATCGGCGTTGCTGATGCGGCGAACCTGACATCGGCCACCCTGCACGCGTTCAACCTGTCCGGCGACCAGGCGAACAAGGTTGTCGACCTGATGGCCGCGGGCGCTAACGCGTCGTCGGCCAGCGTCGCCGACCTCGCCTACGGCATGCAGAACGCCGGTGGGTCGTTCGCCCGGGCGGGCATGTCCGTTGCCGACCTGGTCACCGGCATGGCGGAGATGACGAACGCCGGGTTCTCCGGCACCCGCGCCGGTTCGGCTTTGAACTCGATGATGCGGGCGCTCATGTCCCCGACGGCTAAAGCGTCGGATGAGATGAAAAAGCTCGGCATCAACATTTACGACGCGAACGGCAACATGCTGCCGATGCCCGCGCTGATCGCCCAGTTCAACCAGGGGCTGTCGGGGATGACGCAGCAGCAGCGGAACGCTGCCCTCGGGACCATGTTCACGTCCTACGCGCTCAAGGCCGCGCAGGTTGTGCTGACCGGCTCCGCCGCCGACTATTTGAAACTCAAAGCGCGGATCGAGGAGCAGGGGGCGGCGCAGCGACTCGCGAACGCGTACAACGCCGGCGCGAAGGGCGCCCTCGATGCTTTGCGGTCGACGGTGGAGACGCTGGCGATCACGATCGGCATGCGGTTCCTGCCGGCGATCCGGTCGATCGCCCTGTCGATGGTCGGCGCGGTGAGCGCGTTCATGTCGCTGTCCTCGCCGGCGCAGAACGCGGTCCTCGCCTTCCTCGGTGTGGTCGCCGCAGCCGGTCCGCTCATCTTCATCGTCGGTGCTGTCGGCGCCGCGCTGGGTGTGCTGCTGTCTCCGCTCGGGCTGATCGTGGTCAGCGTGGGCCTGCTCGCCGCGGCGATGGCCGGCATGGCGGGCCCGGCCCGGGTGATCGTCGGGGCGATCGCGGCGATCGGCGCGGCGATGGGCACGCTCCTCGCCATCTTCGGCGGGGACACGGTGATCCTCACCATCTGGTATGCGCTGGAAGGTGCCCTCGCGGCGGTGTCCGCGCCGATCGCTCTGGCGATAGCCGCAGTGGTCGCGCTGGGCGTCGCGTACGCCACGAACTTCGGTGGGATCCGCACCGTCGTGACGACCGTCGTCGCGGCGGTGCGGGCGGCGTGGGGCGCGTTCGTGGCGTTCTTCGTCTCCGAAGGCGGGAAGATGTCCGCTTTCTTCGCCTCTATCGGGCCGATCGCCTCATCCGGGTTCGGGAACGTGATGACCGTCGTCCGTGACGTGCTCGGCGTGGTCCTCGGTGTCCTGCGGGCTAACCTCGCCGCGATCCTCGGCGTGTGGAACGCGTTCTGGCCGGGTCTGCAAACCGCTGTCCGCGGGGTGTGGACGGCGATCTCGTCGGTCATCTCCGGTGGGCTGGCCGTCATCCGCGGGATCATCACCGTGGCCCTCGCCGTCCTGTCCGGGAACTGGTCCGCCGCATGGTCCGGGCTGACAACCATCGTCTCCGGCTTGTGGACGGCGATCGTCGGTGTCATCCGCGGCGGTATCTCCGCCATCGGCGGGGTCATCTCCGGTGTCGGTCACGTCATCGCCGCCCCGTTCATCTGGGTGTACGACTTCCTCGTCGGGCACTCCCTTATCCCGGACCTGGTCAACGCGATCGTCGCCTGGTTTGGCCGTCTCCCCGGCATGCTCGTCGGGGTCCTCGCTGGGATTGTTCGCACGATCGTGTCGGCGTTCACCGGCCTCGTCGGGAACATGCTGTCGTTGGGCGGGCAGATCATCGGCGGACTGGTCAGCGGGCTCACCGGCGCGGCCGGCACCCTGTACGGATGGTTCCGCGGCCTCCCCGGGCGGATCGTGTCGGCGATCGGGTCGGCCGCTACCTGGCTGGCTGGGTTGGCGAGCTCCGCCATGTCGGGGTTCGTGTCCGCGCTGACCGCCGCGGCGGGTGCCGTGTACGCCTGGTTCCGCGGGCTGCCGCTGGCGATCGGCCGGGCAGTCGGCTCCGCCGCGACGTGGCTTGTGGGTCTGGCGTCGTCAGCGATCAGCGGGTTCGTCGGTGCGCTGACGACCTCGGCCGTGGCGATCTACACGTGGTTCCGCGGGCTCTCAGGGCGGATAACCGCCGCTGTCGGCTCGGCCGCTACCTGGCTGGTCAGCCTCGCCACCGGGGCGATCGCTGGTTTCGTGGGCGCTCTGACTGCCGCCTCACCCGTCGTGTACGCGTGGTTCCGGGCGCTCCCCGGCCGCATTGTCGCCGCGATCGGCAGCGCGGCGAGCTGGCTCACCTCGCTCGCCGCATCCGCGATCAGCGGGTTCGTGACCGCGCTCACCACTGCGGTGCCCGCCGTCTACGCGTGGTTCCGGGCGCTGCCGGGGAACATCATCCGGGCGATCGGCTCGGCCGCCGCCTGGCTTGTCACCCTCGGCCGTGATGCGGTCAACGGTCTGGTCACCGGCTTCTCGCAGACCGCCCCCAACATCTACGCGTGGATGCGCTCCCTCCCCGGCGCGATCATCCGGGCGATCGGATCCGCCACTACCTGGCTGGTCACGCTGGGCCGGGACGCCATCACCGGCCTCGTCAACGGCCTCACGAACGCCGCACCGGCGATCTGGGCATGGTTCCGCGGGCTGCCCGCCGCGATCGTCCGGAACGTGTCCGGGGCGACGACATGGTTGCTGCGCACCGGCACCGACATGATCGCCGGTTTGGTTCGCGGCCTCGTCTCCGCCCTCCCCACGATCGTCCGCTGGTTCACCGCCTTGCCGGGGGTCATCGCCCGAGCGATCGTCGGTGCCACGACGTGGCTGGTCCGCAACGGCGCCGACATTGTGGCCGGCCTCGTCCGCGGGCTGGCGTCCGCCTTGCCGACGGTGATCGGCTGGTTCGTCGCCCTGCCCAATGCGATCGCCCGGGTGCTCACCAACGCGGTTACCTGGCTGGTTCGTAACGGCGTGGAGATCGTCGCCGGTCTGGTGCGGGGGCTGGTGTCGGCGCTGCCGCAGATCGCCGCCTGGTTCGCCGCCCTCCCGGGTGTCATCAGCCGGTTCTTTGCGAACGCGGCCACCTGGCTCGTCTCCCACGGCCCGGAGATCATCCGCGGGCTGGTGACCGGCATGCGGGTTGCTCTGCCGCTCATCGCCGCGGTGATCCTCGGTATCCCCGCACTGATCGCCGCCGCGATCGTCGGTATCGCCGCCGGCCTCGCGATAGCCGGCGGGGCAATCATCATCGGGATCGTCAAGGGCATCCACGACGCCCTACCCACCCGGCTTCGCGCCGGCCTCGATGAGATGAATCGCACCATCATCGACTACTTCAAGACCGCCGGCACGTGGCTGCTGTCCGCCGGTACAGCCCTCATCTCTGGCCTCGCGTCGGGGATGTCCGGGGCGGTCCACCTGGTCACTACCGTCCTCGACGCGCTGCGGGCCGGGTTCACGACCGCATGGTCGGCGATCCAAGCTGCGACGACGGCCACGTGGAACGCCATCCAGTCCACGATCACGACCGTGTGGAACGCGGTGTCGGCGTTCCTCCGCGCCGGCCTCGCCGCCTTGCAAGCGGCGTGGACGGCCGTCTGGTCGGCGATCAGCGGGTTCCTGTCCGCAACATGGGCGACGATGCAGGCGACCGCCACGTCGGCGTGGACGGCTTTGCAGTCGTTCGTCGCCGCCGGGCTGTCCGCGTTGCAGTCGGTGTGGGACTCGATCTGGTCGGCGATCTCGTCGTTCCTGTCCACCACTTGGTCCGTCATGCAGGGGGCCACGTCGTCGGCGATGTCCGCCATCCAGGGCATCATCAGTTCGATTCTCGCCGCCATCCAAGGCACGTTCTCCGCGGTCTGGTCGGCCATCCAAGGGATCGTCTCCGCGGCTATGTCCGCGATCGCGGGGGCCGTCTCGTCAGCGATGTCGGCAATCCAGTCCTACGTGTCGTCGGCCATGTCCACCATCCAGGGGATTATGTCGTCGGCTTGGAACACGGTCGTCGGGATCATCCGCGGGGCGATGTCGGCGATGGCTGGCGCCGTCTCGGCGGGTGCGTCCGCGATCATCGGGGTCATGTCGGGGCTGCGGTCCCGGATCATCGGCGCGTTTGCCGGTGCCGGCGGCTGGTTGGTGTCCGCCGGTGCGGCCATCATCCACGGCCTCGCCTCCGGGATCCTGTCCGCGATGGGTGGCCTGCTGTCGTCCGTCGCGTCGATCGCCGGGAAGATCAAGGCGCTCAAGGGTCCGATCGAACGGGACCGGGTCCTCCTCGTCGACGAAGGCACCGCGATCATCCAAGGTCTGCACAACGGCATCCGCGGTGCCATGCCGCTAGTCGAGCGGGCCATGCGGGACGTCACCGACCTCGTAGCACTACGGACCGGCTCGTCGGCGAACATCATGGGCCGCATCATCGGCCCCGGCGGACTGTCGTCGCTGCCCCGCACCGCGCCCACCGCAACCCCACCCATCGCCGCCACACCCGGCGCGGGCGGGGTGCAGGTCCACGACGGGGCGATCCGCGTCGACCTGCACATCACCGGCGCGAACGGGCAGACCACCGACATCCACGCGGCTGTCTCCTCGGCGATGGACGAGTCGCTGACAAAGCTCGTCGACGCGCTGCGGAGAAGGTGACAGCATGCCGACCCCCACCAAGGTCACCACCGCCACCGACGCACACACCATCTCCGGCAGCCCCGAGCGGGTGCTGGACCGGGCGTCGGACGGCACCCTGTGGCTGACGATGGCGGCCGGCGACGACGCCCTGTTCTGGTACTCCAAGAACGAAGGCACCACCTGGTCGAACAGCGGGTCCGACGTTGACCTCATCAGCACGTTCTTCCCCCGCGCCTTCCACGTCGACGCCGAGGGGTACGCGCACCTCGTCGGCCGGGACAACAACACCGAACTGATCTACGCGCGGGGCACGCCGAACTCGGCGAAGACGGCGTGGACGTGGAAGACGATCGAACTCGCACCGTCGTCGGAGGCGCTGGCCGTCGACGGCGGCGTGGACATGGTCGCGTTCCGCCTCGGCACCGGGTGGAAGGCGTGGGTGGCGGTCACAACCACCGCCGTGTCCGGTGGGACCACCACGAACACGCTGCGCCTGACCCGCGTCGACATCTCCTCGTCGGGTGCGTTGACCGCCGGCCCGACCGAGGTGGTCCGCACGGCGACGGGCGGGGGCTACCCGTTCGCCAGTCTCGCGTTCCAGCACACCGGCGACGGGAAGACGGCCACGGCCACCCCCCACGTGTACATCGTGTCCGGGGTGAACACGCCGAACACGGGCTCGCCGCGCCAGGATGCCTTGCAACTGGTGAAGCACACCTACCAGTCCGGCGCGTGGTCGCAGGCCGCCGCTGTCACGTTGGACGCATCTACTGACTGCACCGGCCGGACGATGCGCTGCGCCTACGACGGGACGCGGCTGATCGTCGCCTACGGCACCCGCGACCGTACGGTCGGGACGAGCTCGGCGGCGGTCCGCACACTGGAATGGTTGGAGTCGTCGGGGGTTGTCACCCAGCGGAACCCCCCCGCGTACGGGGCCGGCTACCCGCTGGCCGCGAGCCTCGCCGTCGACCCGACCTCCGACGACATTTACCTCGCCGCGTACGGGGAGACGAACGACGACCCGCAGTGGGTCCGGTACAACCGGACGGGCGCGGCGTGGGGGACGTGGGCGACGATCGGGACAGCGACGATGGGCGGCGCACCCGGCCGGGTGTCCCTCAAGCAGTACGTGGCGTCGTCGGCGATCGAAGCCGTGTACCTGACCGGGTCGGCCAGCCCGTACACCGTCAACTACGTCAAGCTGACCAGCGTCAACCAGGCGCCGTCCGCCCCGCAGCTCCTCACCCCATCCCCGTCGTCCGTGGCCGACCTGGGCACGTACGGGGCGGTGTTCTCGTGGCGGTTCGTCGACCCCGACCCCGGCGACACGCAGGGCGCGTGGCAGATGCGGCGGAAGGTCGGCGTCGGCGCCTACTCCTATTACACGGCCGGGTCGGCGACGTGGGGTGCGACGGCGGTGTGGAACACCGGGTCGGCGCAGTCGGTGTCGTTCCCCGCCGGCGTGTGGACGAACGGCTCCACCTGGCAGTGGTCGGTGAACACCCAGGACTCGACGGGCCTCGCATCCGGGTTCGCCCCCGACGCGACGGTCACGGCGACGACCGCGCCGCTGGTGGCGGTGACCGCCCCGCAGGGCATCTACTCCGAAGACTCGTCCCCGGTCATCAACTGGACGTACAGCGGGGCGAACGCGCAACGGACCTGGCAGGTCCGCGTCGTCGACCTCGCCACGTACTCGGCGGGCGGGTTCGACCCGGCCACGTCGACCGCCGTGTGGGACTCCGGTGAAGTGTCGTCCACCATCCAGCGGACAGTCCGCGTCGGCGCGACCTTGCTGAACGGCAGCACCTACCGGGCGTACTTCCGCGCGTCGGACTCCCTGTCGCTGTACTCGGGGTGGGTGTACGCCGAGTTCCTGCTGGTCCTCACCCCCGCCCCCGCACCGTCGCTGGCCGCCGTCGTGGAGCGGGACTACCTGTCTGGGTTGGACCGGGTGCGGCTCACTGTGCAGGGGCTGACGAACATGCTCACCGCCTCGCAGGCGTACGGGCACACCGACACGGTCAACGACTGGAACAACGACCTCAACTGCACGGCCGGCAGCAGCACGGCGGGGGTGGTCGCCGGGAATCTGTCCCTGTCGATGACCGCGACGGCGGCGGGGACGATGCGCCTCGTCTCCGGGCCCGGCATACCGCCTTTGGTGACGACCGGGCTGCCGCAGGCGGCGACCCGGGACTTCCCCGCCGACCCGGGGCAGACGTACACGGCCCTCGGCTCGTTCTCCGCCGCGAGCGCGGTGCGGCTGTGCCGGCTGAACCTGCGCTGGTACGCCCCCGACGACACGCTGCTGTCGACGACCAGCGGCACCCCCGTTGCTGACGTGCTGAACTTCCCTACCCAAATGTCGACGGTCGGCGTTGCGCCTCTCGGCTGCGACCGGGTGCGGCTCGTCCTCGAAGTGCAGTCCGCCGCGTCCGGGGAGGTCCACTACGTCGACGGGATCGACCTGCACCCCGGCACGTCCACCGTGGCAGGGCCGGGTGGGCTGATCCCCACCCAGTCGTTCACCGTCCTCCGCACCCTCCCCGACGGCACCGTATCGACGGTGCGGACCGTGGACAGCGTGTCCGGGGACGCCACCCAGTATTTGGTCGCCTACGACCGGGAGATGCCGTTCGCCACCGACGTGCTGTACACGGCGCAGGCCACTTCCCTGCTCACCTCCGGGCAGCAGCTCGCATCTGACCTGTCCCCCGCCGCGCTCGTCGCCGTCGACTCCGACGTGTGGGGGCTGCGGGACCCTCTCGACCCGGCCGGTGAGGCTCGCGGTCTGGTCACCGACCACGAGGTGGACCGCTCCTACATCGGCGCCGCGTACCGGCCCGCCGGCCGCCCGTTCCCGCTCATCGAGTCCGAAGGGTCCACCGGCGACGACAGCACCAAAGTCACCTTCTACATGGGCGGGATCGCCGAGCGGCGGGCGCTCCGCGACCTGCTGAACCGGCCCACCACCCTGCTGCTGCAATCCCCCTCGGGGGACTACTGGTACGTGTGGGTGACCGACCAGAAGGTCACCGCCGCCGCCGGCGTGGGCCAGTCCGTCGACGTCACCTACGTGCAAGTCGCGGCGCCCTAGTGTGGGCGACCTCGGATGCCTTCAATGCGGCGCTGCTGCGGTCCCGGCGGATCACCACCCGCGTCGAAGTCCTCCAAGCCGGCCAGTCCCAGCAGGTCCTCGACGTGGTGGTCGAAGGGTCGATCACCGCTGAGAACGCGGTCGTCCGCCGGTCCGGAAGCCTGCGGCTCCTCGACCCCACCGGCACCCTCACTCCGGTCACGGCGAAGGACATGCTCGCCCCCCGCGGCACCGAGCTTCGCCTGTACAAGGGGCTGTACTTGAACCCGCACCCCGACGGCACCCTCGAATACGTGCCCCTCGCCACCCTCCGCGTGTCCGAGCCTGACATCCGCCGCGACGGGTCCGGGTTCACCATCGACATCAAAGGCTACGACCGCGGCCGCAGCATCCAGCAGCGGCAGTTCGCCGACCCGTGGAGTGTCACCGCCGGCACGATCGCCACCAACGTCATCTCCGACATCATCACCTCGCGGTCGACCTACCCGACGAACATCACCCCCACCACGAACACCTGCCCGGCGCTGGTGTTCGAGGCGCTGTCGGACCCGTGGGCGGCGATCCAGCAGATCGCCGACGCGATCAGCTACGAATGCTTCTTCGACGTGCTCGGGACGTTCGTCGCCCGCCCCATCCCCGACTACAACCAGGTCGCCCCGTCCTGGTCGTACGCCCCCGGTGAACTGTCGCTGTTGCTGGCGGACAGCCGGGCGATGACCGACGCCAACTCCTACTCGGGGGTCGTGGTGTCGTCGGAGAACCCCGATCTGACCGCGCCGATCCGCGTGTACGTGTGGGACTTGGACCCGAACAGCCCTACCTACTACGACCCGGCCGCGCCGGGCCTGTCGACGTTCGGGCCGGTCCCGTTCGGGTTCGCCTCCCCGATCATCAGCACTACCGCGCAGGCGACGAAGGCGGGGCAGACGATCGGCGCCCGCGTGTTCGGCCTGCAAGAGCAGGTGACCGTGGACTGCCTCGGCCACTGGGGCCACGACATCGGCGACGTGGTCGCTGTCTCCGACCCCGACACCCGGCTCGCCGGCACCCACATCATCGAGAAGATCAGCCAGCCGCTGCGGGGCGGGCCGATGACCCTGTCCATGCGGTCCCGGAAGGTCGTCAACCTGTGACCGACCCCGGCCTCGACCCGGCAGCACCGCCGGTCGCCCCCGGCCCGGCTGTCGACCCGACCGCGCCGACCGTCTCAGATGCGACGATCAGCACCCTCGCCGACGAGATCACCAACACGGGCACGTCGTCCGGGCCGGAGTCCCGCCCACCCGACGGGGCGGTCCTGCGGTACGGGAAGGTCACCGCCATCGGCACCGGGGCGAACGCCGGCCGGGTGCAGACCGACGCGACCGGCGTGTACTGGGCGGTCATCGACGCCGGCTACACGCCCACCGTCGGGGACCTGGTGTACCTGCTACAGCAGGGGCCGATCGCGCATGTGGCGGGGAAGCTCGGCGGCACGCAGCCGACCGGCCCCCCGGTCGGGCAGATCATCGCCTACGCGGGGGCGACCGCGCCGGCCGGCTGGCTCGCCTGCGACGGGGCGGCCGTCGACCGGACCGTGTACGCGGCGTTGTTCGCCGTGTGCGGCACCACTTACGGGGCGGGCAACGGGTCGACGACGTTCAACATCCCGAACCTGACCGACCGGGTGCCCACCGGCTACGGCACCAAGTTCCTCCGCGGCGAGTCCGCGGGGTCGGAGTTGTTCACGCTCACCACGGCGAACATGCCCGCCCACACCCACGGCTCCGGTGGGGGTCACACCCACGGGTCCGGTGGCGGGCACTCCCACACGGGTGCGTCCCACACCCACGGGTCCGGTGGCGGGCACACGCACACGTCGGGCGGCGGGCACACCCACACCGGCCCGTCGCACACGCACGGGTCCGGCGGCGGTCACACCCACGGGTCGGGCGGTCCGCACACGCACACGGCGACGCAGCCGACCCACACCCACGGGGCGGCCGGCTCTCACTCCCACACGGTGCCGTTCGGGACGGGCGCCACGAAGGCCGTGTCCGGCGGGTCCATGTCGGCGGCGTACACGGGAGGCGGTCCCGCTGCGTCGACGACGGCCGGCTCACACGACCACGGGTCCGCCGACGCCGGCGCGATCAGCGTCTCGTCCACCGACCCGGGGGCGACGGGCAGCACCGACCCTGGTGCGTCTGCGGCTGCGGGGACCGGCGCGACCGGCAGCACTGATCCGGGGAACACGGGGAGCACCGATCCGGGGGCGACGTCGGCGACGACACCCGGCGCGGGCGGCTCGACCGATCCGGGTGCGACCGCGAGCACCGATCCGGGTGCGACAGCTTCAACGGGGTCGGGCACGTCGGTAAATAACATGCCGCCGTACATTGCACTCTTGTTCATCCTGCGCGCACTCCCGTGATCCGCGCACGCCGCCCTCGACCGCCGTCCGGCCGCCCGCCCGGTGGCCGAAAGACCGTTTCTGGCAGGAGTTCCGAATGTCCCTGGCCGACCCTGCCGGCACCCCGGCCGTCATCCTCGGCGAGCCGATCTCCGACACGGCCACGTCGTTCGCCACGTTCCTGCCCGGTACGGGCGGGGCGTGGGACAACTGGCCCGGCTACCCAGGAGCGGAAGGCATGGCGGCGTGGGGTCAGCAAACCCACATCGCGGTCGGCGGCGAGACGATGCGTCTCAACCTGATTCACCAGACCCTCATCGGCGGGTCCGTCACCGTGGGCGCGATCACCGCCGCCGACACGGTCATCACCGTCAAGAACGCTTGGGCGCTCGACGTGGGCGACACGGTCTACCTGATGACGACGGCAACAGGTGGTGCGCTAAGGGAAACCGCCACCGTGACCGCCGTGTCGCCGCTGCCGGTCGGGACTGGCTACGGCTGGTACGGGGAGAACGGGACCGGCCCCACAAACTCCGGCAACTGGACGCTGACCCTGACCCGCACCGCGCCCGTCGCCTTCGCCGGTCCCGTCCGCATCTACTACCCGTCCCGGCCGGGTGACAACTCCGCCCCCCTGACCGACGACCTGGCGCGGTTCACCTACGGGGTGTTCTACGTGGGCCGTGACGCCGGGTCCGTGGCCCACGCGGCAGGCGAGGAGATCACCCTCGCGGCGACGATAAGCCAGGACATTCCGTCGTGGTTCGTCCACCGGAAAGACCTCCAGATGCACCCGCACGTATCGGTCCGCTGGCACCGGGCGACGTTCAACAGCTCCGACTATTGGGAGTTCCACGGCCCGCCGTGGTCCCTGCCCGCCTTGCAGGCCCGCTACGGCAACGCCCCCGCCTACGCCCCAGCCGTGCCGCTGACGTTCGCGATCACTGCCACGGCCAACGACACGCTGATCTTTGAATACGTGGACGCGATGATAAACAGATTGGAGTCCGTCGCCTACCAGGCCAGCATGCAGGCAATGGGGTCAGCGAAGGTGTCGCGAATCTCCGACGCCACCGGGGTTCCCATCGCCAAGACCGTGACCGCCGAGCAGTGGTCGGCCAGCCGCAATGCCTACGAGACAACAGCCAACAGCGTGGCCACGTTCACCACCGTGGGCGCGGCCACCACCACGTTCGGCCCGAGCGCCGATGGGTCCAACCTCACGCTCAAGCTGGGCGGCGTCTACGTCGTCCAGTTCGACGCGCAGTGGGACCTGTCGTCCCCGCCGTTCGGCGGAATCACGCCGACCGGCTGGACCTACTAACTAAGAGAGGGCGGCCCGCCGTGGACCTGTGGACGATCCTCATCGTGCTGCTGATCGTGCTCGTCGTCGTCGCGATCGTCCGCGCGCTCTTGTGACCCTCGCCGCAGCGGCCACCGATACGACCACCATCGCCGGGATCGTCGTCGCCGCCGTCGTGTTCCTCGGCGGGCTCGGACCGTTCGCCTACAAGGCTTACACCCGCGAAGTGACCAGAAGCGACAACTGCTCCAACGCCGTCGCCGAACTGAACGCCGAGTTCCGCACCCAAGCCATTCCCGCCCTCACCCGCGCGGCCGGTTCCATCGGGGACGCCGCCGACGTGATGGAGAAGGTCATAGAGCAGATGCAGGCCATGTCCCTGCTGATCCGGGACTTGGAACGCGATGCGGGGCGGAGTGGGCGTGAGCGATGAGACTGCCGTGGCGTAAGCCCGCACCGGCCGTACCGGTCGTACCTGACCCGCCATCGCCGTTGTCCGCCGCGACCGCCGAACTGACCGCCGCGTCCGAAAGGCTGGCGGCCGCCGTCCGCAGAGCGCAGAACCTACCGGGGGTCGGACCTGATGAGCGGACCAGGCGGGCCTGACGTGACCGGCGACGAGCACCGCGACCACTTCGCAGCGGAGAAAGAGCTGGGGGAAGTGGCCGCAGGCAACCAGGCACTCAACGCGGAGACAGCGGCCAACAACCACCGGCAGGCCACCGACGAACTCGCCGCCATGCACGCCGACCACGAACGCGCCGAAGGTGCGCTGGGGGAGCAGGCCGCCCACTACCAGGAACAGACCGAGTTCTGGCTGAAAGCCGTCCTCGACGCCCTCAACGGGCTACAACCGGTCCTCGCGACCGTGGCGAAGGTGTCGGAGAACGCCGACCGCAGGATCATGCTCGCCGTCGACGAGCAGCGGGACAACGCCGAAGCGGCCCGGCTCGACCGCCGCCGCGGGGTCAGGTTCACCTCCCTCGGCCTGGTCGCGATCCTCGTCCTCACCGCCGGCCTGCTCGGCGTCGCCTGGCAGAACCGGCAGAACGGGCAGAAGGTCAAGGACTGCGTCACCGCGTCCGGGCAGTGCTACCGGGAGCAGCAGAAACGGACCACCGCCGCCGTCGGGCAGATCGTCGCCGGCAACGCCGCCGCGACCCGGCGTGAGGCGATCTACGTCGTCGTCGCGTTCCGGACCTGCACGAAGCCGAACCCGAACATCACCGACGGGAACCTCACCGCCTGCATCAAGTCCTACATCGCCGCGCATCCGCAGTGACCGACCCGCCCGACGTGGAACCCGTGAAGATCCCCTACGGCTGGGAGATCTACTGGCGCTCCGACGACGGCAAAGTGCAGATCCATCTGTGGTCGGAGAGCCGCGCCGACGCGCTCGCCGTGTTCGCCCGGCTGTGGCAGAAAGAGATGGGAGAGCCCGAATGACCGAACCGCAGGTGCGTACCGTCCTGCTCGAAGAAGACCCGATCGCCGGGCAGCGGCTCGGTCGCCACATCCGGCACGACGAACGGTCCCGCGGGTTCGCCGTCGAAGCGGCGCCGCTCGGCACCCTCACCTCCGTCCGGCACCCCCGGCGGGTCGCCCCCTACAACCAGGCACGGTTGGGAAGCTGCGTCCCCAACACCGGCTGCGGAGTCCTGTCCACCGAACCATTCACCCACCGCTACCACGAGGCGAGCGCCATCCGGTACTACCGGAAGGTCACCGCCGTCGACCCGTGGCCCGGCCAATGGCCCCCCGACGACACCGGCTCCGACGGGCTGAGCATGGCGAAGGTGTTCCTGTCCGAGGGAAAGATCGCCCGCTACGACCACGCGTTCAGCCTTGAAGCGGCACTGACTGCGTTGCAAACCACCGCCGTGATGATCGGCATGAGCTGGCTCACCGCCTGCGACAACCCCGACGCCGATGGGCTGATCCACTACACGGGCAGCGTCCGCGGCGGGCACGAAATCGAGGCCGACGAGGTGGATGTCGAACGGCGCCTTGTGGGCTTCACCAACTCGTGGGGACCTGACTGGGCTGCCGCCGGCCGGTTCTACATGTCCTGGGACGACCTTGGCACCGCGCTCGACGACCAAGGCGACGTCACGGTCTTGGTGCCCTAACCGGGCCGCGTGGAGGTTGACCCTGCCACCCTGCGCCTGCTCGAACAGCTCGCCCGCCACGCTGTCCGCCGCACCTACGGGCGAGGCATGTGGGCCGACGACCTTCAACAAGACGCCGTGATCGCCGGGCTCGCGGTCCTGCCGGACTACGACCCGGCTCGGGGGTCGCTGTCCACGTTCCTCCGCCGCCGCGTCCACGGGCAGGTCGTCGACTCGTTGCGATCCCTGTACGGCCGCACCTACCGGCTGGCGATGGTGTCCCTCGACGACGAGCAGGACCGCGACGGCGACGAGTGGGAGGACCGGCACGCCGCCTACGAAGACCCCGGCTACCAGCAGGTTGAGGACGCCGACGCGATCCGGCGGCTGCTGCGGGGCTGCGACCGGCGCTGCCGGGAGGCACTGGCTCTGACCTACGGGTGGGGGTTGACCGGCGTCGAGATGGCGCAGCGGTGGGGCGTCACCGAAGGCCGGGTCAGTCAGATACGGATCGCCGCGCTACGGCGGGCCAGAGGGGACGACAAGTGACCGCCACGGTCTGGACCTGGCCCGACTCGACCGCCGTCCGCATCATCGACGGTGACAGCCTCATCGCCCGCGTGTCCCGCGACCTCGGCTTCCACGGCACCGCCACCTTCGAGCAGCGGCTACGGCTCAACCGCATCAACACCCCACCGGCGAGCACCGACCAGGGCAAGGCGGCCACCATCGCCGCGGCCACGTTCCTGCTCGGCAAACCGCTGATGATCGAGACAGTCGGCCCGTACAAGTACGGCGACGAGTGGATGGCCGAGGTCACCCTCCCCGACGGGACGAACGTCTCCGACGCGCTTGTCGCGGGCGCGTGGGCTGTCTACTGGGACGGCAAAGGCCCGAGGCCCGGCGGATGACTCTCGCCCCCGGCGACCTGCTCCTGACCCGCTCGAAGACCGGCGTGGCCGGGCGCGTGATCCGGCTCGGCGCCTGCATCCGTGACCTGCCTGGGCTCCATAACCACGTCGCCGTGTACACCCACGACACCGATGGCGTGCCGTGGGGTCTAGAAGGCAAACCAGGCGGGGTCGGCTGGGTCGACCTACGCCGGTACTTGGCCGACCCGTGGACCGTCAACAACGCCGGCCAGCCCAAAGCGGAAGGACAGCGGGCCACCATCGTCGCAGCCGTCCGCGCGATGCTCGGGGCGCAATACGACTGGTCGGCGATAGCCGCCGACGCCGCGATGGCGATCGGCATGCCCGACCTGCTCAAGTCCGGCCCGGTCATCCCCGGCCATGTTGTCTGCTCGTCGCTCGCCGCCTGGGCTTACCGGCAGGCCGAGCTCGACGCGCCTGCGCCACCGCCCGAATGGCGGACCGTGACGCCGGCCGCGTGGGAAGTACTCATCATCGAGAAGGGGTGGAGCCGGTGATCCCGCCGTGGGCGCGTGACATGCCCGACCTGCCCGAAAGGACCAGCATGCCCCCCACCATCAGCCTCACCCTCGACCGGCCCACCTACGACCAGGGCGCCACTGTCACGGTGACGGTCGCCTATGACACGCCCGATGTCAGCGCCGGGGTGGCGACGGTCACCGTCAGCCTCGAAGGGGTCGGCTCCGGGCTGTCGACTGTGGCGCTCAGCCGCCCTGACCCGCTTGCCAGTATCGGCGTCGGTGACGACTCCGGCAGGACGTGGACGGCGAGCGCCAACGGCCAGTCGTGGACCGCCACCGCCGACCGGACGTGCACTGTCATCGCCAGCCTCACCACCCAGTCGGGCGCCAAAGCGCAGGCCACCGCCCCGCTGACCGTCAACCCGCCCCCCCCGCCGCCGGTGACCACCCGGTACGGCGCGTCGATGCACAACGCCGCCGACTTCCCCCGCCTCGCCAAGCTCGGCCTCAACGTCCAAGCGGTCCGCGTGTTCTGCGACCTGCCTCCCGCGTCGTGGAACTCCCACCCGGTGCTCAAAGCCTGCCCGGCCGGCTGCGCAGTCGTCGTGTCGTTCCGCTCCGGGACCGTCGCGCAGATGCAAGGGTTCTTCGACTCACGACCGCCCGGCCTTGACGTGTACGGCACGTGGCTACACGAGCCCGAAGACAACGTGGAGAAAGGGCAGATCACCCTCCAGGCGTACCGGGACAAGCAGGCCGAGTGGGCGCCCGCGTTCCGGGAGGTCGGCGTCACCCCGGCGATGATCCTCATGGGGTACACGCTCAGCGCGAAGACGCGGAAGCCGTCCGACTACTTCGTCCCCGACGCCCACGACATTGTCTGCTTCGACGCGTACAACTCGTCCCAGAACGCGACCCCGCCCGGATACAACGACCCGGTGAAGCTCGTCGACCGTGCCGCCGACTGGGCCGCGTCCGTCGGCCGGCCGTGGGGCATCACTGAGGCGGGTAGCCCCATCGTCGGCTCACCTGACGCGCGGGCAGCATGGGCCGCGCAGTACGCCCGCCGGGTCGCTGAACGGGGCGGCAAGCTGTGCATCTGGTGGGACGCGATGGGCACCAAGGACCCGGCTAACCCGTTCGACGCGCGCCTCGACGGGCCGACCGCCAGCGTCTGGCATGCCTGACTGCCAACGCTCACCCGGCGACACCGACCAGTGTGTCCATGAGATGCAGGCGCTCCTGTATCGCGGCCTGATCGAAGTGCTGCTGTCCTACGTCGCCGACCTGCACCGGCGGCTACGCGGCGAACCCGTCACCCGCGTCTGGATAAACGGCATCTTGCAGAAGGAGAAGACGTGACCGACCAGTCCCGAACGACGCCGCGCCACGACCATCCCCACGGCCCGCTCATGGGCTGGTCTGCTGGCGACTTCGGCCGGGACCACCTCCTCGAACCCGGCGAGGTGGAAGCCCGCACCGAACCCGTCCACGACGGAACGCAGACCGACCCCGAGTGACGCTGCTCGTCGACTACTCCTACGCCCGGCCGTCACCGGCCGCCATCAAGGCCGCCGGGTACGCCGGGGTGATGCGCTACCTCACCGGCGCCGGCAAGGCCGTCGCTACCACGGAGATCGCCGCGCTGCACGCCGCCGGGCTGGCCGTCGGGTTCGTCTACGAAGGCGACGGGCCCACCCGCACCACCCGCGCGCTCGAAGGCTACGCGGCAGGGCAGGAAGACGGCCGGACCGCGCTCACCGTCGCCACCGCCCTCGGCATCCCGCCGACCGTCTGCCTGTACTTCGCCGTCGACACCGACACCACCGCCGACAAGGTGGCCGCCTACTTCCAAGGTGTCGCCAGCGTCCTCCTCGGCAGGCCGGCCGGCGTGTACGGCTCCTACCAGGTCGTCGACGGCACAGTCCGCGCCGGACTCGCCGCCTACGGCTGGCAGACCGTCGCCTGGTCCGCCGGGAAGGTGTCCGCCGTCGCCTGCCTGTACCAGCGCAACACCCACCCCGGCCCACCCATCGCCGGGAGCAGCCCCGCCGACACCGACGAGGACGCCGTCCTGCAAGCCGACTGGGGCGGTTGGGCACCTGACACCGGAGGCGTTATGAGCGGACTGACCCGCACCGACATGACCACCATCGCCGCCCGCACCGGCTACCCCGTCCGCGCCGCCTGGACAACCGGCCACGGAGCGATGGGCACCGTCCAAGGGATCATGCTGCACCACACCGCCACATCCGCGTCCGCGCCCGGCGACTACCCGAGCCTGGGCATCGTCACCCGCGGCCGCTCCGACCTTCCCGGGCCGCTGTGCAACTACGGGCTCGGCCGCAGCGGCACCATCTACCTCGTCACCGAAGGGATCGCCTGGCACGCTGGCGTCGGCTACTACAACGGCGTCGCCGACGGCAACGGCCACTTTCTCGGCGTCGAAGCGGAGAACCCCGGCACTGGCGCTCCCTGGCCCGCCGCGCAGCTCGACGCGTACCGGCGGCTCGTCGCCAGCACCCTCAACTACCTCGGCCTGAACACCGACTGGGATGTGCGGCACGCCGACTTCGCCACCCCCGCCGGGCGGAAGACAGACACGGCCGGGTTCAACATGCAGACCGACTTCGACCCGTTCGTGAAGACGATGCTGGCGAACCCGCCGTCCATCAACCGGAACTGGCGGCCCGCCGGACCGGTCACCCCGACACCCGCCCCCGCTCCGAAGGGACCGCTCATGGCACTGTCCGACGCCGAACAGGCCGAACTCCTCGCCAAGGTGAGGCAGCTCCACGGCGCCGCCTACGTGGGGGACGCCAAGTCGTGGCTGTACCACCACCTGTACCGGCCGCTGCGCTACGGCGACAACGGGCCGGGGACGGCGAAGGACGGGCAGGCGAACCTGTCCGACATCCAGAACCCACCCACCCCGGCCGCATGATGGCGACCGGGTCGCGCCGCATCGCCGGTGGCGGGAACTACCTGCTCGACCTCGTCGAGCGGGCCGGAGCCACCTACGTCGAGTCGTTCCTCGGGCTGATGGTCGCCTCCGGGATCGGCACCAACTACCTGACCGACGTGTCCGTGTGGAACAAAGCGCTGATCGCCTGCGCGCCGACGCTGCTGTCCATCGTGAAGGGCGGGCTGGCCCGGTTCACCGGCGCGCCGAACTCTGCGTCGCTGCTGCCGGCGAAGGACGACCCGCCCGGCGGGAATGTGCGCGACTTGGCCTGACCGGCTGGGGTACTCTCCCCTCGTATCCCTTATGAGGGGGAGATACAAGTACCACCTTGAGCCGCCGCCTCACCTTCGGGTGAGGCGGCGGCTTTTGTCATGCCGCCAGCCTCCGCCGCCGCCCCGCATGGATGATGTTTGCTTCGGGCCGCTCCGTCTTGATCGCCCGTTCCTCCGCGGCTAGTGCCATCTCCCGGTTCGGATACCACTGCACCGTCGAGCCGGTCACCCGCAGCGTCCAATGCTTGCCGTCCTGCTGGTGCTGCGACAGGCGCGCGACCGGCTGGTCAGAGATGCCGACGTACAGCAAGCCGGGGGTGCCGTCGAGGCGGGTGCCCCACCAGCGGTACAGCCCGGTCCGCTCGGGGACTGCGGCTACCGGGCGTCCATAGCTGCGCGGCCGGACCTGCCGGGGCGGGCGCGGTGCCCGCGCCATGACCAGGCAGCCCACGGCCAGCGCGGACACGGCGGCGAACACGACCGTCGCCGCCGCGGGGCTGGTCTTCGACGCGAGCATCCCCCACGCCAGGACGGTCACGGTGGCGGCGGACTTCCACGGCCGGCGGCGGCGTGTCATGGGCGCCACGCCGGGTCGTAATCCGGGTGGTCGGCGTACGGCAACGCGAGTAACTGCAACACGCTCGTGTCTCTCCAACCCTGTACGAGACCTTCTTGGTAAGGATCGGGAGGTGGCGGGGTCGTCATGGCCGTCAGGTGCAGTTCCACGATCCGCCGCTTCGCCTCGCACTCGGCGAGGATGCGCGCCGGGTCCCACCGGGCGATGTGGGTACCACGTTCCTCGCGCTCCCACGCCGCCTCCATGTTCGCCGCCTGCGTCTTTGCTCCGGCATCTGTCACCGCGAAGACGATAGGTATCGCGCCGAATGAGTCGTGGACGTTCTCGAATGACCAGCGTCCTGTCTGGCGCGAGAAGGCGGCGGTACCAATGGCCGCCCGCGCTACTGCTTCGTCCTCGGCGATCCGTGCCAGCAAGAACTCGACCAGCGTCATGGTCGCCACCTACTGCCTCCGGCGGGTCCGCTCGGTGACGATCCCCTGCGCCCGGTCGATCGCCGCGACCCTGGCTGACGACACGCCCACCAGATCGACGATCTGCGTCTGAGTCCAGCCGGCCACCCGCAGGTCGCCGATGGCGTCGTCGCGGAGCTTCCGAAGTCGGTCGAGCCGGTCGTTGCCCGCTTTGATGGCAGCCTGCGCTGCGACAGCGCGACGCTCGGGATCACTGATGTTCGCCACCTGTTCCGGCGTCATGCTCGCTGACGGTACAAGATCGACCCCCGCATACTACCTCAACGTGTGCTAGTCATTCTCACCCGGTGAGGTAGTCTCGCTGTGTCACCGCCCGCATACGGCGGCCGGGGCACACAGGGGAAGGTTCGGGCGCATGAAGAAGATCGCAGTCATCGTCGCCGCGTTCGCGACGTACATGGTCCTCATTAACGGGGCCACCGTCGCAGGGCAGGTGCTAGGCGGAGCGGGGCACGCGCTCGGCGGTGGGCTCAAGCTGGCAGGGCAGGTGTTCGTCCCAGCCGTCTACCACGGGCTCACTGACGCACCCGCCGCACCCAGCAAGACCGCGCCGACCACCCCGCAGACCGCCACCAACACAACCGTCAAGTAAGCCCGTGACCTCCGCCACCGGCAGCGCCCTGTACCGGCTGGCAGTCGGCCACAGCACCGCAGCCCGCCAGAAAGACCTACTCATCCTCGCCCGCACCGCCACCGGCGCCGTCTCCAAACGGGGGCGGCGCCTGTGCTTCGGCGCGGCCGGGGTCCTCATCGCCGTCGCCGTCATCCCCGCCACCACCATCGTCGCCCTCGCCTACGTCGCCCTCGCGGGTGCCGGGCTGTGGGCCGGGCTCGAGCGGACCCGCGCCGAACGGTCCTTCTACCCGCCCGACTCCCGCTGGCTCACCGGCCGACGGGTCCTCGCCGGCACCGCCGCCGCCACGGTTGTCGGGCTGCTGGCGCTCCTCGTCGTCCCGCCCCGGCTGATCGCGTTCCTACTGCTCGCCGTCTGCGTCCCCGCCGCGATCCTCACCCGCCCCGCACCCCAGCTGACGTTCTGGAAAGAACGCAGCCTCATCCCCGCCTGCATCTTCGCCGGCATCGTCAAAGAAACCGCAGCGAACGGCCGCAAGCCCAAGACCCGCCGCCACGGCCAGCCCGTTCACACGGCTGCCGGGACCCGTATCGACTTCGAGCTGATCGCCGACGGACGGCACGCCGTCCCCTGCGACACGTTCATCGCCAACCGGGCCAAACTCGCCGGGGCGTTCCGCCTCGACCCCGCGCTCGTGGAGATCAGCCACCCGCCGAACACACCCGCGTCGATGGTCCGCATGTTCGTCGGCCTGCCCCGCCCGAACCTGCCGCCCGTCCGCTCCCACCTCGCCACCGCCGAACGCACCGAATGGGACCAGCCGTTCCGCGTCGGCGCGGAGATGCTGCGCGGCACCCCCGTCGACGTGGAGACGGACGAACACAACATCCTCATCGCCGGCATGCCCGGGCGCGGCAAGACCAGGGCCGCCCGTCTCGTCATCGCCCAGTTCATCCTCGACCCCCGCACCCGCATCTTCGGCCTCGACGGCAAAGGGTCGGCCCGGGACTACCGCGACCTGTGGGACCTGTGCGACACGTTCGTCCGCGGCACCTCCGAAGACGCCGCCGCCGAACTGGCCGACATGCTCGACGAAGTACTGAACCTCGTCCGGACCCGCAACTCCACCGACCCGGCCGTCAAAGACCCCGGCGTCCTGCTGATCCTGGAAGAGTTCCAGGACGTCCGGTCCGGCGCCGACAAGAAGACCCTCACCCGGATCGACGCGACGATGGAACGCCTCGTCCGCCTCTGTCGGGCCGTCGAGCTGGTCATGCTGTTCTCCACCCAGCGACCGTCCGTCGAAGACCTCCCCGGCGGTGTCCGGGACCTCATCGACACCCGGTTCGCCCTCGCCATGCGGAACGCCGCCAACGCCAAGCTGATCCTCGGGGAGACGCCGACCGTCCCCCTGCCGGCGCAGCGCGGGGAGGCGATCATGATGACCCCCGGCGTGGAGGTGGCGTTCCGGTTCGACTACATCGACGACGCCGACTGGCGGGCGATCTGCGACCGGGCCAGGGCACTCCGCGCTCTCGGCAAGCCGAAGGTCGTCGACCTTGAGAGCGCCGTCGTCGACATCCTCACAATCCACGGCCCGCTGACGGCAAAGGGCATCCACGACCTGCTGGACCCGGACCTCCGGCCGCCCAACCCGACGACGCTCGGCCTCCGCCTCGCGAAGATGGCTGGCTCCGTGGAGCGCTATGGGACCCGCAACGGCTCCGCATATCGCCTCGCACCCCCCGCGCCGAAGGCTCAACCCCTACGCGCCGTTCCCGCGCGGCACGCTCAAACCCCCCGCCGCATAGACGTTGGACAGGCTCAAACAGCCCCCGTATGGAAAGAAGGCGAAGCCTCATGACCACTTACCAGCGCCGTGGAGGCCAGTACAAGACCCGGAGTGGTGCCACCGCCTACCGCAAGGGCGTCAAAGGGCAGCGCGGCAAGGCCACGGTCAAGCGGTCGGCGAAGCGGTTCTACGCCAAGAACCGGCCGCTGCGCCTCGGCGTCGGCGCTGCTGTGCTGGCGACGGCGTGGGTCCACGCCCCGCTCCTCGTCATCGGCGGCGCTGCATTCGCCGGGGTCGGCCTCGCCGCCCCGCACGTACGCCGTGCGGTCAAGACGTGGCGGTCATGGCAGGCGACGCCCGACCAGCGGCCACTGGCTCGTCACTCCGCGGATGAACTGAAGCAGCTCGGCCTTGAGAAGTTCCTCATGCGGAACGGGGACAGGAAACTGGAATGGCGGGTCGGCAAACTTCCGGCCGACCATCCGTTCCAGGCCGGCGGGCGGCCGCCGCTGTTCATGTGCGCCACCTGCAACAAACCGCACCCACGGACGAGGGCAGCGGCATGAGGCGCGGGTTCTGGACCGACTTCCAGATCACCCCCGCCGCGATCTTCGCCGCCTGGCCCCTCGAGCTGTTCGTCATCTTCGAAGCCGTCACCCACCCGTGGCTCGGCTGGCTCCTCGTCTCCATCCTCGTCGGCGGGGCGGTCGCCATCATCTGGTTACGACTCCGACCAGTGGCAATCCCGGCAGCCCCCGTCGACGCGGTGCTGACCCCTGACGCGTACCCGTGCGTCGACTGCAAGCGGCCACTCGCCAACGTCCCGGGCGGACGGTGCCTCGGCTGCGAGCACTGGGCCACGTCTAGCTGATGGGCTGGAACCCGTTCCTGTGGGGACCCAAGGCCGTCTGCAAAGGGCTCGGCTGGGGGTGGGCGCACGGCGGGCAGTCGCTCCTCGGCGGGCTCGCCAAGCAAGGCGCCCACGCCGCCGGACCCAGCCTGCTCGGCGGCACCAAAGCCGCCCTGTCCCACCTGTCGCTGGCGAAGCTGCTGGCGATCCTCGGGTTCATCCTCACCCTCATCTGGCAGGCGCTCCTCGGCGCGTACCCGCAGCTCGACCGGGCCGTCCAAGGGCTCGTCCACCCCGCCTCCTACAACGCCTCGCTGGCCTGCACGCCGCTGCCGGTCGGGGGTGCGGCGGGCATCGGGTATCGCTTCGGTGGGTTCGCGCACAAGCTCACTGAGCCGCCGCCGGACGCCGAGCAGATGCGCGCCGGCATGGAGACAGCCGGCCGTCAGGTTGGGCAGGCGCTCGCCACCGGCTGGCACGCCTTCCAATCCGCCGTAAAAGGCGGGACCGCGCCGGTCGACCCGGCGCAGCCCGTCGCACCGACGACGCAGGTGTCCGCGCCGTCGCCGTGCTGCCCCACCGGCCCGGCCAGCATCCCCGCCAGCAGCACCGACGAGCCGGCGGTCGTCGCCGCCCGCGCCGTGCTCAAGGCCCGCCTACCGGACGGCCGGGGCTTCCCCAACCCGCTGACCGCGCAGGAAGTGCTCCTCGCCGAATCAGGGGCCAACCCCAACGCGGCCAACCCGCACACCAGCGCACGCGGCATCTTCCAGATCATGCTGTCCGCCCACCCCGGCCTACTGCCCGGCGAGACGTGGCGCGACCCGCAGGCGAACGCGAACGCGGCGCTGATTGTCCTCCGGGACGCAGGCTGGGACTGGGGCAGGCCGTGGGCGGAGACGTACAGCAGCGGGCGTTACCTGAAGTTCGAGGCGCAGGCCGTGCAGGCGCTCGCCAAGGCCCGCGGCGCGCTCGGGCCGTTCCCGCCGGTCGTCCCAGTCGCCGACCCGATCGCGCAGCCTGTCGCCGTCACCTGCACGCCGACCGTCCCCACCTCGGGTAGCCCCACCGTCGAAGCGGCGATCGCGTACGCGCTGGCGCAGGTCGGCAAGCCGTACGTATGGGGTGCGGAAGGCCCGAACGCGTTCGACTGCTCCGGCCTCGTCGACGCCGCGTTCAAGCTGCCCGGCCGGCCGACCACGTCCACGCTGATCGGGATGGGCGTTGCTGTGGACCCGTCGCAGATCCAGCGCGGGGACCTCGTGTTCCCCGACAGCGGGCACGTCGTCATCTACCTCGGCGGAGGCATGATCGTCGAAGCGCCGCATCCGGGGGCGAACGTCCGGGGGCCGGTGCCGATCTACGGCGTGTGGCGCGCGCGGCGGCTGGTCGGAGTCACGACCGTCTAGGACGCTGCCAGGACCGCAGCCCGCAACGCCCCCGCCGGGACCGGTGTGTACCGCTGGGTCGTCACCACAGACGCATGACCGAGCAACATTTGCACCGCCCGGATGTCCCGCTCCGGCTCGTACGCCCGCGCGGCGAACCGGTGCCGCAGGCCGTGCGCCGTCCACCCCGGCCCCAGCAGCCGCGACATCAGCTTCCCCACATGCGCCGCCGACAGATGCCCGTCGTCCTGCCCCGGGAACACCCACCCCGAGAAACCCGCCAGGTCGGCGGCGAGCTCGTCCAACAGCGGCACCAGCCGCACCGCGCTGCCCTTCCCCACCACCCGCAGCGACCAGCCGATCAGATCAGCCTCCACGTCATCACCGCGGACCCGGCTGATCTCACCCCGGCGCAGACCCGCCATCGCCGCCAGCCGGAGCATCAGGCGCTCCCGGTCGTCGGCGCGGAGTAGCGCCGCCCGGTACACCAGCTCCGGTGCCGGCCGCGGCTTCCCCACCGGCAGCTTCACGACGGGCAGCAGCGCCGCCGGGTTACCCACCACCCTGCCGGTGATGAGCCCCCAGCCGAAGAACGCACGCAGGCTGGCCCGGTACGAGCGGCGAGTCTCCGGGGACCAGTCATGCACACCCAGCCACCCGGCCAGGTCCTCGACGGTCAGCGCCCACGGCGAGCGGGTTGGGAACACCAGCCCGATCCGGCGGATGTGGTAGGTCCTCAAGTAGATGGTGGTCGGCGGACGGCCGGCGGCGCGCAGCCAGCCGACCCACGCTTTGATCTCCGGTTCCCAATGAGATGTGGTCACTGTCATATCCTGCTGACCGTGCGTGCATGGCGTAATCACCCGAACGGGGGAACCGGGGGGCTGCTACGCCGCCGAAGCCATTAACCAGCGGGTTCGGGGTTCGAGTCCCTGACGGCGCACCGCATTGAACAGGTTCGCCCGCAGCGCCCGCTCGCTGTAGGCGCGGGGCATCACCGACAGGTCGACATCCCAGTCGGCGGGCTCCTGCCCCAGCACGACCAGCAGCAGCCACGCCCGCCACAGGTCTGACTCGTTCAGCGACTCCGGCCCCTCGGCCTTCAGCAGCTTCGCGAACGTGTTCCGCGTGCCGATGAGCGGTCCCACTTCTTCGCGGATCGTCTCGACGGCCTGCTTCAGCCCACCGGGCGCCTTGGTGGCTTCCGCGAGAAGCGCGTCACCCCAGGTCACCGTGCGTGTGGCCATTCTGCACCTGTCCCTTCGTTGTCCCCCGTTGAGTCGGACGACATGTCAGGAATGGTCCCCGCGCAGGCTTGACATGTCAAGAAGGGTGGTGCAGGATTGCCATATGTCAGAAACGACCCCAGGTCAGATCGTCCGGTCGGCCCGCGAGTCGGCGGGGCTGACCCGCGAGCAGCTTGCTCTACGCGCCGGTGTGTCGACCTCCACCATCGCTCGCCTGGAGCTGGCTGACCGGCTCCCCAAGGCCCACGGCCTCGGCCGCATCGCCGCCGTCCTCGACGTGCCCGTCGCGTCGCTTCTGGTCGAGCCGGTGGCGGCATGAGCCGGCCCATCACTCCCCTACTCCCGCGACTCATGGCACGGGTTCAGGAAGACGCCAATGGGTGTTGGGTCTATCCCGGGACGAACCGATCTGGCTACGGCCAGATCAGCATCGGCTCTCGGGGGGCTCACCGTGTCTTCGGGACGCACGTTGTCACGTACACCCACTTTGTCGCCCCGGTGCCCGACGGGTTGCAGCTGGACCACTTGTGCCGCAACCGCGCCTGTTGCAACCCGTGGCACCTGGAGCCCGTGACGTGCCAGGAGAACCTGCGGCGAGGTAACGGCGCCAGCGGGCTGAACTACCGCAAGACGCACTGTCGCCACGGCCACCCATTCAACGAGGTGAACACGTACCGCGATCGGGACGGTCGCCACTGCCGCCCCTGTCATGCCAGGCGCATGGCCGAGTCGCGTGCTCGTCGTGCCGCCATCCAGGACGGCACCGCCTGACCCAGGCAAAGACGACGCCCTACCGGGTGCCACCGGCAGGGCGTCAGCCCACCGCACGAACCCTTAGGAGGATGCAGTGAACAAGACCGACCCTACCCAGATCAACGCCGCCGCGGTGGACGCGCTCGTCGCCGCCGCCGTGTCCGGCACCGACCGGTGGACCGCCCAAGACCTGCTCGCCCCGCTCCTGCCGAACCTGCGGGGGATCGAACGGTGGGTCCACTGGAACCGCATCATGTCCGCGCACGGCCTCGGCGCTGACGCGCCCGAATGGCTGCACCCGGTGTACGCGGCGAACCTGCGGGCCGTCTGCGCGAAGGCCGTCGAATGCGACGCGGACGCCGCCCGGCTCGCCGACTACGAACGGGCCGTCCGATGAGCGCCGCCTCCGAGCGTCGCCAGGCGGTGCGGGACGTGCTACGCGCCTACCAGACCGCGCTCGACCTAGACAACTTTGACGGGCTGCGTGACGCGCTCACCAGACTCGCCGAGGCGTTCGGGCTTGACCCGATCACTGGTGACCGACGATGACCCCCGACGTGCAGGCCGCCGGCCGCCGCATTGCCATCACGCTGCCCGCCGACGCGGTCGCCGACCTCCTCGCCGACCTCGCCAAAGGCGTCAACGAGCCAGGCGACGACGTGTGCGGCGCCATCGACGAGCTCAGCTACGCCCAACAACTCGTCGACATGGACGAATCCGAACGCCGCGAACAAGAAACCGACTGGGAAGCCGCCTGCCAGCGCCGCGACCAGGCCGTCGCCGACCTCCTCGCCCTTGTCGGGCCCGCCCGGTGGGAGATGAGCGTCGTCGACGCCGCCGACCTCGCCGTCCGGCTCCTCAACGCCCGCGCCGTGGCACTCGGAGACGTCGCATGAGCATTCTGCTGAACGTCGGGGTCGGGCTCGCCGCGTTTCTCACACTCCTCGGCTGCTGCCTCGTCTGGGCGGGCGTTCTCGACGGCACCAAAGAAGGCGAACAGTGCTTTGTCGTCGGCGCTCTGCTGATGGTCACCGCCGGGTCGCTGTTCAGCCTGGGCTTGTGGGCGATCGTATGACCGCCGTTCGCCGGACTGCCGGCGCCGCCGCGTTCCTCGCCCTCGACGTCATCCTCGGCCTGACCATCGGCAAATGGCTCACCCTCCGCCGCCACCAGTGCCGCGTCACCGACCCGGACCTCGCCGGCTACATCGGCGCGCCCGCCTGCCCGTGCGGCGGGTTCGTGTGGCGCGACCCAGCCGCCGGACGCACCGACGGGAGCGACTCACTGTGAGCCGCGACTACTACTCCAACGACCTCGCCGCCGCCCAACGGGACGCCGAAAACGCCGAATGGCCCGGCGAGCGGGAACGGTACGACGACGCCGAAGCCGACACCCACGACCTGATCGTGTGGGAAGTGGACGCCGGGCTGGCCCGGCTCATCGCCGCACACAACGCCGCGCTCCTCGCCAACGACCGCAGCGGGCGGGCCGCATGACCACCGACGAACTGCGACCCAAAGCCCTCGCCGTCCTCCGCGAAGGCCGGCTCAGCATCTACCGCGTAACCGTTGATGGGCTGGCCCGCATGAACGGGTGCATCGCCCGTGTCGACGGCCACAACGGCACCTACGTCGTCGACTTCAACAGTCCCCGTCGCGGCTGGCACTGCACCTGCCCCAACAGCCCCGGCTGCGCGCACATCGCCGCCACCCAACTCGTCACTCCACAGGAGACAACATGACCACCGACGTAGCCACCTACAACCCCGACGGTGGCACCCAGGCCATCATCGCCGCCGGGCAGATCGGCCAATTCCAAGAGTTCGCCAAGACGGTCGCCGTGTCCGCGCTCATGTCCGACGGGCTACGCGGCAAGCCTGCCGACATCCTCGTCGCCGTCCTCCAAGGCATCGACCTCGGACTGCGACCCATGCAGGCCATCGGCCTCATCGACGTCATCAAAGGCAAGCCCAGCCTGTCCGCCGAAGGGAAACGGGCGCTCGTCGTCGCCGCCGGCCACGGCTTCCGCGTCGACGAATGGACCGACGAGAAATGCGTCGTCTCCGGCTGCCGCCGCGGCACCGACGAATGGCGGACCGCGTCATTCACCATCGCCCAAGCCAAGAAGGCCGGGCTGGCCGGGGACAACTGGAACAAGTACCCCGCCGACATGCTCCTCGCCCGCGCCACATCCCGGCTGTGCAAGGCGTACTTCGCCGACGTCACCAACGGGCTCGCCACCACCGAAGAACTCCTCGACGTCCCCGCCGCCCCGACCCGGCCGACACTCGCGCAGGTCGCCGCGCAGCGCACCGACCGGCCCACCGTCATCGAAGCCGACAGCCCCACCGACGAAGAGCTCCGCGCTGCCGTCCTCAACCTCGCCGCCGACCAGGCCGAGCCCGCCGACCTGTTCCCTGGGCCCGCAGCATGAGGCTCGGCTGGCGGCGCGGCACCGCCCTGAGTCGCTTCATGGAGAAGGTGTCAGTCAACGCAGACACGGGCTGCTGGGACTGGACCGCGGGCAAACACAACTCGACGGGGTACTCCGTCTTCCACGTCGACCGCGTCCAGTACCTCGGGCACCGTTGGGCGTATACCCACTTCGTCGGTCCCATCCCCGGTGGCCTGCACCTTGACCATCTCTGCCGGAACCGTGGGTGCGTGAACCCGGAACACCTGGAAGCTGTCACACCCCGGGTCAACACGCTGCGCGGGAACACGCTCCCCGCGGCCAACGCCGCCAAGACGCACTGCCCGCAGGGCCATCCCTACGACGAGCAGAACACGCTGCGGAAGTCCGGACGGCGGACATGTCGTGCCTGCTGGAACGTGGCCCAGATGCGGCGGTACCACCGCAAGATGGGGCGTGTCGCATGACCGCGACTATCCCAACGGAGCGCACCACCGCTGACCTGCTTCTCGCCTGGGACCAGGAACGCCCTCGGTCGAAGCAACGTGAGCTCGGAATGTCGGAGCTCGGTGGGTGTCGACGCCGGACTGGCTATCGGCTGGCTGGCACCCCCCGCACCAACACGAGTGGGTCCATGCAGGCAATTATGGGCACGTCTTTGCATCAGGTCGCCGAAGGAGTGCGGCGGGAAGCCGCACGGCCGGGTGACCTTGTTGAGCATCCCGTCGAGTTCGCCGGGCTCCTCGGACACCTCGACTGGTACGAAGCCGACACCTACACCCTCGGCGACATCAAGACCACCACCTCGCAGTGGCTCGGTCACATCAAGACGCACGGCCCCGAACGGTCCGTCATCTGGCAGATCAACGCCTACGCCGCCGGACTCATCGCCGAAGGTCACCCGGTCCGCAGGCTCGTCATCGACTTCCTCGCCCGCGACACCGGCGAGGAGTACCGGTGGACCGGCACCTTCGATGCGACCGCCGTGCAGGACGCGCTGGACTGGGTCCGGCAGGTCCGCGACACCCCGCTGGACTTGCTGCCCCGCGACTACGCCCCCGACTCCACCTGGTGCTCGCACTGCCCGTTCATGGACACCTGCTGGGAAGGCGGGCTGCCGGACCGGGACCCCCGCACCGTCCTCTACCTCGACAACCCCGACGCCCCCGCATGGGCGGAGAAACTGTGGCAGGCCCGCCAGGACAAGGCCGACGCCGAAGCCCGCGAAGCCGAAGCCCGCGGGGCGCTCGACGCGCTACGGCCCAACGACGAAGGCACCGAACTCGCCGACATCGGCTGGCGGCTCGCAGTCCGGTGGTCCGTCAGTCGGCCTAAACGCCTGGACACCGCAGCGGTCAAAGCCGAATACGCCAAGGCCGGCATGGCCCCGCCGATGAAGACGCAGGCCGAGCCGACCGTGAAAGTCGACTTCGTGCCGCTCCCCGAAGGAGACGCCGCATGAGCCGCACCGAGATCACCGCCCTGTGCGTCGCCTGCCTCGCCGCCGGCATGCTCATCGGCGCCATCAGCCTGCTCGCCGCGTTCAGCCACCTCGCCGGGCGGTGCGAACCATGAGCCGCCGCACCACCGGCCTCGCAGCCCTCGCCGCCTACGTCAGTACCGTCATCGGCGCGAACTGGCTCATCCAGAAATACGGACCCATCCCCGTCGGCTTCGGACTCACCGCACCCGCCGGGGTGTACGTCGTCGGCCTCGCGCTCGTCCTCCGCGACTACGTCCAATGGTCGCTTGGCCGGGCGGTCATGCTCGCCGGCCTAGCCGCCGGCGCGCTGCTGTCGTACGCGGTGGCTGACCCGCACATCGCCACCGCATCGGCCGTCGCGTTCACGTTCTCCGAGCTGCTGGACTTCGCCCTGTTCACGTGGATCGCCCCCCGCTGGGCACCCGCCGTCCTCGCCGGCGGGCTAGCCGGCGCGGTCCTCGACTCGGTGCTGTTTCTGTCGATCGCGTTCGGCTCCTTGGCGTTCCTCCCCGGGCAGATTGTCGGGAAGGCGTACGGCGTGGCCGCCGCCACCCTGCTTATCGCCCTGCGGCGCAGGCAGGTTGCCGCATGAGCAACCTCACCATTGACGACCCACGGCACGGTACGGAGAACGGCTACAACAATCTTCGGTGCCGGTGCGCAGCCTGCCGCCAAGCCTGGGTAGCCAGTTGTTGCGTCCGGCGCGCACGGCGGGCTGCCGTTCTCCTTCCAGCCGGTCGCGAACATGGCGTCTACACCACGTATGTCAACTATGGGTGTCGGTGCGCGGACTGCCGGAGGGCTAATAGAGATCGCGATCGCGAGTATCGGAAGCGCCACATTGCGGGTGGTACCCCATGAGCACCTACGACGCCGACACGGACGCAATCCGTGAGACGTGGTTGCAGGTATGCGGTCCTTGTGACGCCGGTCTGCCCGGTGAGTGCAGCCACCCCGACGAGGATTACCGCCCGACCATGTTGGCGTTGGTCACCGAGGTTGACCGGCTGCGCGGTCTGAACCTCCCCGGTGCGGTGACCGCATGATGTTCTACCTCGGCACCCACATGCCGTCCTGGCTGGACGTCGCCCCGTACCCGCTGATGGTCAGCCACCGCCGCCTCGCCGGTCGGAAGACGTTCCCCCGCGCCCTGCACCCGTGGGTCCTCGACTCCGGCGGATTCACCGAACTCAACCTCCACGGCGCCGACGCCTACGCCGAGGGTGCGCGGCCCTACGTCGCCGCCGCCCGCCGGTACGCCGACCAGATCGGCAAGCTCGACTGGGCCGCCCCACAGGACTGGATGTGCGAACCGTTCGTCCTCGACAAGACCGGCCTCACCGTCGCCGACCACCAGCAGCGCACCACCGACAACCTACTGGAGCTACGCCACGCCGCCCCCGACCTGCCGTGGATCCCCGTCCTCCAAGGGTTCGCCGCCGCCGACTACCTCAACCACGCCGACCAGTACGCCGCCGCCGGGATCGACCTCACCGTCGAACCGACCGTCGGCGTCGGATCCGTATGTCGCAGGCAGAACACCGGCGAAGTCGCCCACATCCTCGAGCTCGTAGCCAGCCTCGGCATCCGCCTACACGGATTCGGCTGCAAAGGCGACGGCCTCCGCACCTACGCCGCCCACCTCACCAGCGCCGACAGCATGAGCTGGTCATTCCGCGCCCGCCGCGACCGCACCCTCCCCGGTTGCACCGGCCACAAGTCCTGCGCCAACTGCCTGCGCTATGCCACCCGCTGGCGTGACCGGGCACTCCAAGGCACCGAATACCACCAGCCATCCATCTTCGAGGGGGCAGCATGACCCGCGCCGACCGGCGGTGGCTCCGCTCCGCAGGCGTCGTCCGCATCCCCACCGACCTCGCCCGGCTCCTCACCGGACGGCCCGCACCCGCCTCGCACGGGGCCGGCGTGTGGTGGCAGCAGCCCACAGACCGGGCGGGGGTGGCGGAAGGGGAAGCCGCTGCCCCCGCCCGCACCACGCCATGAGCGATCCCGCCCGTCGATTCATCGACGCCATCGCCGCCCGGCCCGACGGCCGCGCTAAGCACACCGCGTTCATCTACGGGCTGCTCCGCGAGCCACTCATTGATGCCGTGTTTATGGGTGCCGCCTTGGCCGATGAACCGCTGACCGCCGACGAGATGCTGTACATCGCCGACGGGTGGCACGACACATGACCGACCACAACGGGCTCCGCCTTCGCGTCGTCGGCGTCGATCTGTCCCTCACCAGCACCGGCATCGCCGGACAAGGCTGGCACCACCTCATCGCCAGCGACGGCCGGATCGACGCCACCTGGGAAGATCGCGCCCTGCGCATCGAACGGGTCATGGCCGACGTCCGCGACTACACCGACCCCGCCGAGTTCGTAGTCATTGAAGGCCCGTCGTACGGCAGCAGCACCCCCGGCGCGTGGGACCGCGCCGGACTGTGGTGGAAAGTCATCACCCGGCTGGACCGACTCGACCAGCCCTACGCCGTCGTGTCACCCGCCGCCCGCGCCCTCTACGCCACCGGCAAAGGCAACGGCAGCAAAGGCCTGGTCCTCGAACACGTCGCCAAACGGTACGGACACGTCTGGACTGACGGATTCGACGGCAGCCACGATCTGGCTGATGCCGCTGTGTTGTGCGCGATGGGTTACCACGCCGCCGGGCAGCCGCTCGCCGACGTACCCGCAGCCAACGCCAAAGGGCTCGCGAAGGTGATTTGGCCCGAGGTGATCGTATGAGCACCGGCAGTCGGCCGGGACGCAAGAGGACACCCCTCTGGGAGAGATTCTGGCCGCGAGTAGATGCGTCAGGGGTGTGCTGGGAGTGGACAGGCGCGCGTAACAGGGCCGGCTACGGGACGGTCTCTCTAGGTGGCCGCCACCGGATGGCCTCGGCCCACCGTGCTGCTTGGACAATGCTGGTCGGCCCGATTCCAGAAGGTCTTGAACTCGACCACCTATGCCGTAACCCGCCGTGCGTGAACCCCGACCACCTAGAACCCGTCACCCACGCGGAGAATCTGAGGCGAGCGCCGCGGACTGCCGCGCACTTCCAGGCCGAGAAGACGCACTGCGCCCAAGGCCATCCGTTCTCCGGTGACAATCTGCGGATAGAGCTGCGGGGCACTAGCTCTCGACGTATCTGTCTCACCTGCCTACGCGCCTACTCGAACGCATACAAGCGCCGGGTCCGGGGCTCCGCATGAACGACACCCCCACCCGCTGCCGGCCAGACGGCCGCACCAACTGCCCCCACCCGCCCACCGTCCTCATCGACGCCGACCGTCCCCGGCCCTGGCGCGACGGCCTGCATCTGGTGCGGGGGGACGGCACGACAAGGCGTGACTTTCCCTTGTACGCATGGGAGAATTGGTCTACAACTGAAGCGGTCCGACGACGGTTAGCCCCCGTCGCCGGACCTTGCCGCCGCACCCATCCACGAACGGGAGCATTGGCCGTGACGAACCTTACCCAAACCGGTCTACCGATCGGCTCGTCGGTCCACTGGACCGCAGACGCCGCCTGCATCGGGGTTGATCCTGAGCTGTGGCACGACCCCAACCCTGCTGGCCCAGCCACCTACGACGCCATCCGCATCTGCATGACCTGCCCGGTACGGCAACGGTGCCTACAGGCCGGCATTGCCGGACGTGAGTCCGGCGTGTGGGGTGGCCGCTGGATGTCAGAAGGCATCATCAGCCGACGCCGCCCGCGCCCCATCCCAACCCCCCAGAATGAGCGCTGCGCGGCCTGCGGCGGCGACCTGCCAGCCATGCACGGGAACGGCCGCTACTGCAACGAGCAGTGCCGTCGGGACGGCAGGCGGCACCAGTGGGCCGAGTCGAAGCGCCGCCTGCGTGCGTCGGCATGACTATTACCGCGGTCCCGACCACCTACAACGGCGTGTCCTACCGTTCGAGACTTGAGGCCGATTGGGCGGCCATGCTCACCGAGCTTGAGGTCTATTTCGAGTACGAACCCGACCCGGTTCGGTTCCCTTCCGGGGCGGTCTACGACCCCGACTTCTACCTGCCGACGCTTCGCACCTACTGCGAGGCGAAGGGACCGCAGGATCAGCGGCTGTGGAAAGCGCGAGAACTCGCCGCACTTCTCGCACTCGACGAGTACCCCCGCATGTACCAGGTCGTCGTTCTACGGCCCGCCGGACCCCGCGGAGAGGCCGCCTGGGAGAGCGCCCGGCCGTCCGACCCGACACCGCGGCTCGCCAACTGCGACGGGTGCCGCCTGTGGGGGTTCACTGACATCAACGAGGTTGGGGAGTCCTACTGCCGGCGCTGCTGGTCGACCGACGTGCAGATCGAGACGTACTACAGCGGCCTCGTCCCCGACAAACCGCGCGACTGCTACCTCCCGATGGCCCACGCGCCGAGGCGGTTCTGATGCCGCGCAGGGTCGGTGCATACGGGAAACTGCTCGCGAACTACGCCAGTGATGACGCGATCATCGCTGCTGGTGAGGCTGCGGAGCTGCTGTTCTGCCGTGCGATCGCGTTCCTTTCCACCTCCGACAGCGATGGTTTCTTCACCGAGACACAGATGGAGAGGTACATCGGAGCTGGCCTGAAGAACGTTCGCCGTCGCGCCGACGCGCTCGTCAACGAGGGGCTCTGGGTTCGCGTAGACGGCGGGTACCAGGTTCGTTCGTGGACGCGGATCAACGAAACCGCAGAGGAGCGGGGCCGGAAGCTGCGTACCGACCGGGAGCGGAAACGCCTCCAGCATCCAACCGGACTCCAGGCGGATTCCGCTCGGAATCCGGACGGAGTCCGAGATATGGAGGGGACGGAATCGCTTAAATACACTGTAGTTACGGAAGTAGGTAAGAAGGAAGTCCAGTCCAGTCAAGCCGAACAACCGCCGCGCCAGCGCGGCACCCGACTCGAACCCGACTGGAAACCGAACGACGACGACCTGGCCTGGCAACGCGCCCACGGCATCAGCGACACCCTCGCCAGACGAGAGCAACCGCGGTTCGTCGACTACTGGATCGCGAAACCCGGCCGCGACGGGATCAAGCTCGACTGGTCCGCGACGTGGCGGAACTGGCTACGGCGGACCATCGAACGCGAGCCCGTCGCCGCGCAGCAGGGCCACACCTCGCACTTCTGGAACAACTGATGACGACGCTTCCCGACACCATCAGCCATCTCGACGGGCTCCGGCGCAACGGCGTCGGGTGGATCGCCCGCTGTCCCGTCCACGACGACCACAACCCGTCGCTGTCCCTCACCGTCACCGACGCCGGGAAGGTGCTCGCGAAATGCCACGCCGGCTGCGACCAGACCGCGGTCGCCGAAGCCCTCGACCTCCGCGGCCCGGCCGACAGCCACGCCGAGTGGACGCCGCACGGTGACGCCACCGCGGTCTACGACTATCGCGACGAATACGGCCAGCTCCTGTTCCAGGTGCTCCGCACCCTCGACAAGCAGTTCCCGCAACGCCGGCCCGACCCGACCGCGAAGACCGGATGGCGGTGGTCCCTAGGCGACACCCGCCGCGTCCTGTTCCGACTCCCTGAACTCCTCGATGCCGTCGCGGACGACCGGTCCGTGTGCATCACCGAAGGTGAGAAGGACGCTCTCGCGCTCGTCGCACACGGGAAGGTCGCCACCTGTAATCCGGGTGGGGCGGGGAAGTGGCGACCCGAATACGCCATCTGGTTCACCGAGGCCGACGTCACCATCTTCGCTGACAAGGACAAGCCCGGCCAGGCGCACGCCCGCACAATCGCCACCAGCCTCGAAGGGGTCGCCCGGCGGGTGTGGATCGTGGAAGCCGCCGACCCCCACAAGGACATCGCCGCCCACCTTGGCGCAGGGTTGACGCTGGACCAGGTCGTCGTGACCCGCACCCCCGAGAAGGCCATCCAGCCCGACCTGGCCCCGGACGTGCATACGCTGCTGGACACGCCTGACCCTGACTACGAATGGCTCGTCCCGAACCTGCTGGAACGTGGCGAGCGGTTCATGCTCACCGGCTTCGAGGGGCTGGGCAAGAGCGTCTACCTGCGGATGCTGGCCGTGTGCTTCGCCGCCGGCATCCATCCCGTCACATTCGACCAGTTCGACCCGTTGCGGGTTCTCGTCATCGACTGCGAGAACACCATGCGGCAGAACCGCCGCGCCTACCGGCCGCTGGTCGACGCCGCCGCTGCCCAGTACCACCGCCCGGTTCCTGCCGGGAATCTGCGGATCGTCCTCCGGCCGGAAGGGGTGGACCTTTGCAGCGCCGACGACGCGGCGTGGCTGTTGGAGCGGGTGATCGCCCACCGCCCGGACGTGCTGATCCTCGGCCCCTTGTACCGGCTCCATCTAGACAACCCGAACGACGAACAGACGGCCCGACGGGTTGTCGCCGCACTCGACGCGGCTCGCGTCCAGGCCGACTGCGCCGTCATGTTGGAAGCCCACGCCGGTCACGGCGAGTGGGGCAAGAACCGGTCTGTCCGGCCCGTCGGCTCATCGCTGTATCTGCGCTGGCCGGAGTTCGGCTACGGGTTGCGGCCGGAGTCAGGGCAGCCGGAGAACGAACCCGTTTCCCTTGTCGACCTGGTGCCGTGGCGCGGCGCTAGGGACGAGCGAGCTTGGCCTCGGCACCTGCGCCGTGGGTCGGCGACGACGATGCCGTGGCTTGCTTACCGAGCGGAGGATCTGTGATGACGCACCCGCACCTCGCCCCGTGGACCCCGACCCGCACCCCGGTCGGCGACTGCCACGTGTGCGGCCAGCCGTGCCTCACCGTCGACGAGTGGCACCGGCCGTGCCACGTCGGCTGCTGGCCGGTCGTGCGGACCGTGGTGGACGCCGTGACGCAGAACGGACTGCTGTGAGCGACCTGCCCGCCCCGGATGTGCTCCGGGCGCGCATCGAAGCCGAACGGGACCGGGCACGCCACGCGCAGACCCTCCAAAGCCCTCACACCGTGCAGTTCGCGGTTCAAGTCGAGCGGCAGTGTGTGTCGGCGTCGGCCCGGCTCGACCGGCACGGCCCCGATCACTGGTGCTACTGGCCTAACCGACTCGACCGCTGGTCGCATGAGGGTGGCCGCTGTCCCGACTACGCCGACCTGGCGTCGGAGTACCCGGACCCGGCCGCATGACCGCCCAGAAGCCCCCAGACCGCACCCGGCCACGCTCATGGGTTACACGGACACCCGGAACGGGCCCGCAATCGCCTGACGGCGCGCTGAGCGGCCCGGACGGGGCAAATACTGGCGGAGGCCACCCATGACGGTGGCTGAGCCGACCAACCCCGACGCCAACCCGTGCAAGTGCTCACTTTGCCGCCCCGGCTGCACCGGCCACGTCGGCGACGAACGGCCCGTCTGTGAAGGCTGCCGCCGGCGGCTCCGGCAGGTGCTCCTCGAGCTCCCCGCCATGTACGACGGCCTCGAGCGGGAGCTCACCGCCGGTTCCGGCAACAAGGCACCGCGCGTCAGCGGCAGCCGGGAGGCGCCGATCCCCGGCCGGCTGGATGTGCTGAACCTGCGCGGCCCCGGCAGCACCCATCCCCGCGGCCACTGCGACGACCAGATCGGCGCAACGCCCGTGTTCGCCGCCTTGGAGACGTGGGAGCGGGACTGGCGGGACCTGCGCGGCTGGGCGGTCACCGGGACGTGGCCGGACCTGCGGACCGCGCTCGGCGCCATCGTGCGGTTCCTCGACGCGCACCTCGACTGGGCGGCCGACGAGCACCCGGCGTTCGACGAGTTCGCCGCCGAAGTCCGCGCCGTCCACGCGGCGATGCGGGTCGCCCGGGAAGGTCGGGAGCCGGTCGTCGTCGTCGGCCCGTGCCCCGCGATCGTCGACGGGGTGCGGTGCGGGTCGATGCTGCGGATGCTGGCCCGCGCCGACGTGGTGAAGTGCCGGGCGTGCGGGCAGTCGTGGGAGTGGGAGCATTTCCCGTCGCTGGCGACCGCCATCGATCAGGCGGAAAGGAAGTCGGCATGACCCGCGAGTGGCTGCCCGATTACGTTGTCATCCGTCCCGGCGTCGGACTGCCCGACGGCTTCCTCCCCGCCGACCTAGACGGGCGCTGGTATGACCGGGCGACCATTCCGACGGTGTGGAGGCCTGACGGACCTACGGAGGGGGCTGTCGCGGTGCCAGCAGGCCGGTTTGAGTATCGGGAGGACGGCGCTGTCGCCGAAGTTTGGGAGGTCCGACCGTGACCGCCCCCCGGGACGAGCCTCAACTACCGCTGGCGTCGGAGTACCCGGACCCGCCGCCATGATCGCTACCCTACGTCTGTGCCCCGACGGCCGCTGGTCACCATCCACCAAGCAGTCGCCTGGTCCGGCCTGCCTGCCAGCACCCTGCGCCGGTGGATGGCGGAGGGCCGGATCGTCGCCCACGGCACCCACAACCGGCGGCTGTACGACCTGCATGAGGTCGCGCAGGTGATGGAACACCTCGGTCGGCGACACCGGAAGGACACGGCGTGAGCGACTGCTGCGACAGTCATCCGTTCGGATACCCCGACGCATGGACGCCTGGCTCCGTAGGCGAATGTGTCCTCACCCGGATTGACGACGGCCCCATTTGGGTCGACCGCGCCGACCCGCGAATCCTGATCACCGTCGACCTGCTCCGCGACATCCAAGCTGCGCAGATACGCGACGATACGTGGGCCAGCCTGGTCGACGGCGTGCTCACCATCAACGGCGCGAACCGGAAGGTGATCTACCGGCTGGTCGGCTATGACGCCCGCTCGAACTGCCACTACGCCGAATGGCCGGACTGACGGCGACACGCCGAACGCGCCCGACTTGACAGAGAGTGAGTGAGCGCCGACCATCTTACCGTCGCGTGTTGTCCGTCCGCGATCTGTGGCAGCCAAGCCCGCCGGCTGCGCCCGGCACACACCCCACCGGTGCCGGGAAAGTGTGGGCCGGTGGCCGCTCCCGACTCTGACGCGGCTCTAATCGCCCCGCTTGCTCCGACGGGATGGGCAAACCGTGAAAGCGGGAACGCGACGTAGACCCTGAAATCGGAGCGTAACGAGCCGAAGTTGGCCAGTGGCAAAACCGCAGGTCAGAGTGGGTGTGACCTGACCGTCTGAGCGTGGACGCCCGCCGAGTTGGCCAAGCATAGAAACGCTAGATTCCTGAGCTGACCTCGGGGGTGCGCCGTGGACCGTCCCCGCCACTACGGCGCCCGCAACTGCCACTGCGGCTGGTGCAATGCCCGCAACGAGCGCCGCCGCCAGCGCATCGACGACCCGCCCATCGGCGACCGACTATGGCGGGACTGGCTACTGGCGCACGGTTACACGAAGACTGACATCCGGCAGGCCCGCCGGCTCGGCAGCCTCTACGCCGGATGACCGATGGCTAGGCGGCCGTGGTGCTTCCTGTTCACGCCGCACGTCTGGTCCGTGTGGCAGCTCAGCCGCGACGGCAGGTCCCAGAGCCGCGAGTGCGGGGCGTGCGGGTTGCGCGAGGTACGACGGCTCGATGCCTGAGACGATGACTCGCGCCCGTCTCGACCGGGTCGCCCTGTGGTGCGCCGCCTGCGGGCAGCAAGTCGAACTCCGCCCCATGTGGATCGAGTTGTGGTGGCGGGCACACCGTGCACCGCGCCTCGTCGGCGTCCACCTGACCGGCGACGGGCGTGACGACTGGTGGGAGCTGACATGAGCATGGTCATCGTCTTCGAATATTCGGACGACCTGATGGACGACGACCCGGAAGGGCTCGACAAGGCGCTCGACGGGCTGCGTCAGGCTGTCATGCCGAAGCCTGACCGCATCTACGCCGCCATTGACGGCGACGCCGCCGCAGTCCTCAGGGTGTTCGCGCACCTGTCGCGCACATGACCCACTGGACCGCGGCCCGCCCGTACAACAACGACATCGGGCCGGAGCGGATACCCGACCGGTACGTGCCACGCAGCCCCGCCCGCGACGTGCATCCGGACGGTGCGGTGGCCGTGAAAGGCGCGTCGATCGACTGCGCCAACGGGGACCACCGGCTGTGCCTGGCCGACTGGTGCGGATGTCAGGCGAGGGACTGCGCTCACCGGGACGTCGGGAGGCACGATGGCGAAGCTCACGGCTAAGGGCAGGTCCCGCGTCAAGGCGTCTAACTTCGCCCTGCCAGGCCGCCGGTATCCCATCCACGACCGGACCCACGCTCGGGCCGCACTGTCGATGGTCGCCAGGCACGGCACGCCGGCGCAGAAGAAAGCCGTCCGCGCGAAGGTCGCCCGCAAATATCCGGGGATCGGCAAGAAACGCTGACATGCCGCGCAAGCCGTCCACGCCCTGCACCCACCCCACCTGTTCGGAGCTCGTCCCCGGCGGCGGACGGTGCCCCGACCACCGGCAGGCGTTCGAACGGAACCGAGGCTCCGCGGCGGCCCGCGGGTACGGCCCCAAATGGAAGCTCATCCGCGGGTCGTACCTCAAGCGTCACTCCACTTGCGTCGACTGCGGCGCCCCCGCGACCGAAGCCGACCACGCCCCCGTCTCCCGGCGTGCGCTGGTCGCCGCCGGCGTCGAACATCCCGATGCCGACGAACACTTGCAGGCCCGGTGCCGGCCGTGTCACTCCCGCCGCGGCGCACTTGAGGAGCACACGTTCGGCCGTGACCCCTCCTGGGGGGTCCGTTTCTGAAAGCCCGCCGGATTAGGAAAGCAATCCCAAACGTCCGGCCTGCCTCCGTGGCAGCGTCCCCCACATGAGGTGCCTGCCCCTCCGTGCCAGCCTCTGCTACATGACGCCCGGCGCTACATGACCTGCCAGGTACATGACGCATGAAGGGACGGCCGGGGCTATAGGGCCGGAAAATATATAAAGGGACTGCGCGAGTAGTAGAATCAGAGCAAGGAACCCCCGCGACGGCGGCAACCGTCCGGGGGCGTGGTCAACCTGAGAGAGCAGGCCGACAGGATGAAACCGTACTGCACCGTCCGCTACGCCGACTGCGCCTACGGGCCATGCGGCAAGGTGTTCGTCAAGCACTACCGCAACGCGAGCCGGACGATGTGCTCCAACGACTGCCTGGTCAGAGCCGCGAGGGAACGCGCTACGCCGGCAGAGATGGCCCGCCGTGGCCGGATGGCCGTACCGCGGGTCGGGCCGCGAGAGCCGTTCGGGCCGGAAAAGGTCTGCGAGGGCTGTGGCGCGAGCTACGCGCCGTTCCATAGCGCGATGCGCTGGTGCCAGACGTGCGCGCCGGACCGTGCGGCGAAGCATCGGATGAAGCGTTACGGCGTGACGCAGGCGCAGTGGGATGCGCTACGCGGGCGGTACGCCGGTGCGTGCTGGCTGTGCCGTGACAGGCAGGCGACCGAGCTGGACCACAGCCACGCCGCGGGCACGGTGCGCGGTGCGCTCTGCACGCGGTGCAACACACGGCTAGGACTGCTGGAAGAGGATGCCTGGATCGTGGTCGCGCGCGAGTACCTAGCAGCATTCGCCTAGCGCGCGTTACTCCTCAGCGGGCGTCCCTACGGCCGGCGCTCTCCGTGCCCGTAGCGACCGCCGTACCGCCCACAACGGCCACAGCCCGACCGCCGCGGACAGGGCCAGCAGCAGCACCACGGCCAGCAGCACGGCCGCCGCCGTCGTCAACGCCAGCGCCACGGTCGGCCGGCGCCGCCGCAGCCCGGCCAGCCATTCCCGGCCGTACAGCTCGGCGTCGCGCCAGTCCCACCGTGGCATCACAGCCGGCACGGCGGCCGGCCGGGCATACGCCGGGGCGGTCACGCGGTCACCATCGCTGGGAACACGGGCGCAATCGTGATCGTGTCGCACGTCTCGCATGGGTCCGACTCGCACTCCCACGCATGCCGGCACGCCGCGCACGTGTCAGCGTCGGTCAGCATCCACTCCGGCGCCCACACCGCATGCACAGCCTGCGCGCCATCCTTCGACTGACCGCACACCGTGCGGCCGGCGTACAGGCCGGTCAGCGTTAGGTGTCGCATCATGCAACCTTTCCCGCCAGCACAAGGCCGGCGAGCTCGTGCGCCTTGCCCGTGGGCATCGGCGCTTCCGTTAGCACTACCTGGTATGTGTCGCCGTGGTCGCCGATGTCGGCCCGATACGTCACCCACACGCCACCCGTCCGGTCGTCCGGATCGAGTAGTAGCGTCTCCGTGAACGTGCGTCCGTCCGCGTACAGCCGCACGGCTACCCGCGCCGCGGTCAGTGTGTCCAGTCTGTTTCCGTTTCCCGTTATCACCATGCCGCACATCCTCTCAGGTTGTCGGTACGCATGTCAATACGGCCAGCCAAGGTCCTACCCTGGCAATACGGCCCTGGTCGTCTGTCCACACGGCCGCCCACTGCCCGGACGTGTCCCGTACGAGATGCCTGCCCGGTCGCCGTACGGCCCTAGCGATCGTGTGCCCATCGACGCGGGCGCCCGCGGTCACGCGAGCTGCCAAGCGGTCGGCGCGTGGTCCGAGTGGGTGAGCACCGTCAGGCTGGTGCCGACGTATCCGGCCGAGCATGGGCACGCCGCCCAGATGCCGTCTGTGTGGTCGTCGTACGCGTCGATCTGCTCCCAGCAGTCGGGGCAGTAGGTGGGGACACCTGACCGGCTGTACGCGGCCAGCAGGCCCGCGGGCATGGTCACGGTCGTCATGACTGCGCCCCGTTGTCGACGTTCGACAGGCATCCCCACCGGCACGGCTCACCCGGGCCCGCAGTGCATCCCTCGCACGTGTCGTCGTCCTCGCCGACTGCGGGCTCCGTGCGCCAGGATGCGGGGACGTAGTGCCAGGTGAAGCCGTTAGCGTCCGGTTCCGGATGCGCGCCGACGTCGCCAGGCTCGGCCGGCGTCAGGTCACTCGCCCACGATGACGTGTGATTGAATCCGAGCCCGACTTGCTCAAGCCGGACCACAACATCACCCGGACTGGTCAAGTGCTGCGCGCTAAGCCTGGTCCATTCCAGCACTTCTACGATCCGGGCGAGCTCCCCGTACTGCCCGCGGGCGGTCGCGCCGACCGTCTCAATGTTCGTGCTCAATGCTGCGCTCCTCTGCGCTTGACGTGCGATGGTGACCATGCGGTGACGCATGGCTCGGGTAAGGCTCAACGTGGAGCCGGTGACCTGGACGGCCGCCCCGTCACATACCGGGCAGTCGCAGTGAATGGTCCGTGTCTCGCTCATAGGTCAATCCTGCCTCATGTACATACGCCTGTCAATACGTACATGGGGATTGGCACAAGAAACTTTGCCCGGACAGACGAAACGGCCCGGCCGCCGTAGCGACCGGGCCGAAACCGTGCGAGCTGCGCTACCTCACGTAGTAGTCGATGCCCTCCCACGTCACCATCGAGTAATCCATGCTCAACTCCCACGTCGCGCGCTTCCAGTCGATGCACGTGGCCGGCCACTTCTCGTCACCGGAGATCGCGCCGATGTCTTCCGCCAGCTCGCGCGCGTAGTCCTCGAAGTCACGTTCGGGAATCATCGTCGCGCCATAGCGGAACTCGTCGCCCACATTCCCGGCCAACTCCTCAAGCGCGGTCAGTCGCTCCTGGTCCTCGCCGGTCAGCGGCTCCGATCGCTGCACGTCATCTCGGCGGGCGACCAGCGCGTCAAGCTCCTCTTGCAGGTCCCGGGTGTCGATGTACTCCGCCATGTCGCTCTCCTCTGTGTGTGTCCTGCCGATAGGTACATACTCCCACGACGTGCATACGTCTGTCAATACGTGCGGCAAGGTTTGTTCACACTGCCACAGACTCAGCCGCACGGCCCAGCCCAGCCGCCACACCATCGGCGAACATCTCCGCATCCCCACCAGCCGCAAGCTCCGCAGCGTCATACTCCGCGTTAGACACGTCCTCGCCGGCCGCCATCCGCACGCCCAGCGCCACCCCATCGGAGTACGCACGCTGCGCAGCCTCACCGGCCGCACCAGACGCCGTGTCCCGTAGCCATTGCTTCCACGTCACACGCTGCTCGACCGCGTCCATCTGGCCATCCGTGCCGAAGTAGGACGCGAGCTCCGTCGCGTTCGCACCACACGCCGCTTCCGCGCGCAATGTCTGCGCCTCCCGTGCCAGCACGTATCCGGCGTGAAGGTCCGCCATCCGCGGGGACATCTTCCGCGGCGCCTTCACCTTCACGGGCGCCGGTACGGGCCCGGCCGGCTGCACGGCCTGCCCCCGCTTGGCTGCCCGCTTAGCAGCACGCCGCGCGATCTCCGCACCGGCCGCGCTGTCACCTTGCCCGGCAAGTGCCGCCAGCTCTGCGCCTGTCGCCCGGAAGTAGTCCACTGCGGCGCTCATCGGTGCGCCTGCCTGTCAGCCCACACGCTCACCCAAGCGGCCGCCGCTATCAGCAGTCCCGATGCCATGCTCACTACGCCCATCTGACTCGCCTCCCGTATCTCCGTCCTGTATGTACATCGTGCCATGTGTGCATACGGTTGTCAATACGGGAGTGACGGGAATGCCGGGGCAGACACGCAAACGGGCCGCCCCCGTAGGGACGGCCCGTTAGGTTGCGGCTGCTAGTCGATCTCGACGGGCTCCACATTCGCACCGTCGGCGCGCGCATAGTCGATCAGGTAGTCAAACCCGTAATCCTCGGAGTACCCGACGCGCTCCACCATCACGCGCTCCGCTTCCGCAGCCGTGTTCGCGCTTACCGTCACGGCGTAGGCAAACGTCGCCATCACGCAACGCCGCAACGGTGCCCGGCCACGGCCACGCGCCGCACGTAGCCGTAGCCGTGTCCCTCGTTGCTGCCAGTGGGCAGGTTCGCCATGCCTTCACTGGTCAGGTAGGACACGTACTGGCGGCCGTCGCGCGTGTCCACCACGAACCGCGCCCCGTCCAGTCCCGGCCGCGTGGCGAGGACCGTGACCGTGCCCTGCAAGATGCTCCACTGGCAGTAAGCGTCCGGGTTGCGGGTCGCAGCGTGTGCGGCCGGCATGGTGAGCACGGTCGTGGCTGCCACGCTGGCAACGAATGCGCCGGCCGTCTGGAGTGCAGTGCGCTTGTTCATGTCTAGCTCCTCTGTGCTTGTGGCTGGGCTTGTGCCCTGCCGGTAACTAGAACACTAGTCCGTGTGCATACGTCTGTCAATACGGACAGGGTGACCGTCCCACATACCGGACACGCACACAGCGCAGCTCCGGCAGCTCGGCCGGCAGGGTGCTAGCAACAGCAAGCGCTAGCAACAGCAAGCACACAGATGACGCACACGCAGCTCAGGCACCACGGCTACATGCCCGCCCACGGCCAGCACACGGGGCTGCACACACACCAGCGCCGCACCTGACACGCACACACAGACACGCCACACACAAGCGGGCACACACGCACACCCAGCAGCGCACACGCCAGCACGCACGAGCTCAGCCGCGCACACACACGCTCAGGCAGGCACGCACAGGCACGCGCCTACGCACAGTCACGCACACGCGCACACACGCCGGCAGGCCCGCACGCGCACACACACGCACCCGCGCACCTGCACCTACGCGCGCCTGTGCGCCTGCCTACGCGCACACGCACACCTGCACCTGCGCACACGCCTGCGCGCCCGCACACGCGCGCCTGGGCCTGCGCACACGCACACACACGCGCGCACCCGCACACCCACCTGGGGGCGCACCCGCGCGCGCGCGTCACGCCCGAGACCGGTCACGGTCTGCGCGCGCTGGGCGCGGTTCGAGGTGTTTGCGCGTGGCTGGCCGGCTGTGCGGCCTGGCTGGTGTTGCGGGGGTGGTGAGGTGGCCGCTCGCGTGGGGGCTTCTGCCTCGTCTGGAACGTTAGTCGCCTCGCGGCACGGTGTCAAGTACCTTTGTGTTGACAGCCGTATTGACGGCGTGGCATGCTCGCCGTATGACTACTACTCGTAAGCCTCGTCCGATCCGCGCGGTCCGTGTTGAGGACGCTTTGTGGTCGGAGGCGATGTCTTCGGCGGCGGAGCGTGGTGAGCTGCTGTCGGAGGAGATCCGGAAGTTTCTGGTGTCGTACACGAAGCGCGCGGCCCGTGAGCGCGCCCGGTCGGAGGGCGGTGGTGGGAGTGCCGAGAGCGGCGCGGAAGCTGCCGTTGCAGGTGGTTCGGGAGGGTAATCCGGGTCATCGGCCGGCGTCGCGGAAGCGGTCGGCGGGCGCGCATGTCCCGCCGGACGGGTTGTCGGAGCCGGACTGGTCGGAGACGTTCGCCGGTGACGGTGCGGAGGTTGTGCGCTGCCGGGCGATTGCGTCGCGGGAGTGGCAGCGGATCGTCCCGGTGCTGCGCCGGTCGACCGGGCTGGGCGATGTGGACGCCAGCACCTTGCATGACTACTGCGTGTGTGTGGCGCGGATCGACCAGTGTGAGCGCACCTTGTCCCGTCAGGGGCTGCTGATGGAGGGTGAGCGGGGCTGGCAGAAGAACGGGGCGACGACGATCGCCGGCCAGTACCGGACGACGCTGCTGCGCTACATCGGCGAGCTTGGGCTGTCGCCATCTGCTCGGGGGAAGCTGCCGGAGGTTGAGGAGGCCGATGATGGTGCCTCCCCGTTCGACGTGTGATGCCTGACCTGGATGCGGTGGGTGCTGCGTTGCAGCAGCATGCGGCGCCGCCGGAGGATGTGCAGGGGCCGGGTGCGGTGTTGACGCGGTGGGCTTTGGTGGCCGAGTGGATGGCCCCGGATGGGGTCCGCTGGCTGTCGCGGCTGTCTCCTTCTACGACATCGTCGTGGGAGGCCAACGGCATGTGGCATGAGGCGCTGTACGGTGACTGGTCCGACGACGGCTAGGCTGCCGATCCCGTTCGACGCCCTGGGTGAGTTGCGCGCGGCTGGCCTGCGGGTGGACGGCTGGGATGAGTGCGTGCCGGCGGTCTGCACGTACGACACGGGCCTGGCACCGGGCGCCTGGTTCGACGTTGCCGCCGTCGTGAAGGTCGTCAAGGCGTTGCGGGCGTTTCGGCATACGAAGGGCCGCTGGTCGTCCTCACCGTTGGACCCGGACCCGTGGCAGGTGGTGTGGATCATCGCCCCGATCTACGGGTGGAAGAACCCGGACGGGACGCGGGTGGTCCGCACCGTGTGGATTGAGGTGCCGCGGAAGAACGGCAAGTCGACGGTTGCGTCGGGCCTGGCGCTGGTGGGCCTGGTCGCGGATGGTGAGCCGGGCGCCGAGGTGTACAGCGCGGCGGCGTCGCTGCCGCAGGCCGAGTTGGTGTTCAACGACGCGCGGAACATGGCCCGCACCGCGAAGGCGCTCCAAGGCAAGGCTGTCATCCAGGCCGACCTGATAAAGGTGCCGGCGACGGGGGCGATCTTCCGGGCGCTGTCGAAGGTCGCCGAGGTGGCGCACGGGCTGAACGTGTCGACGGCGATCGTCGACGAGGTCCATGTCCACAAGCGGCGGGACCTGATCGACGCGATCGAGACGGGTACGGGGGCGCGGGATCAGCCGCTGGTCATCTTCATCACGACGGCGGATGAGGGTGACGACTACACGATCTACGCGGAGAAGCACACGTACACCCGCCGGGTGGCAGAGGGTGTGGTGTCGGACCCGACGTCGTATGGGGTGATCTGGGCGGCCGAGGACGACGACGACGCGTTCGTTGAGTCGACGTGGCGGAAGGCGAACCCGGGCCTGGGTATCAGCCCGAAGCTGGAGTACCTGGCGAAGGAAGCGGCCCGCGCGCGGGAGGTGCCGTCCTACTATCCGACGTTCTGCCGGCTGCATCTGAACCGGCGGATGCGGCAGCAGGTGCGGTGGCTGCCAATGGGGGCGTGGGACCAGTCGGCGGGGATGGTCGACCCTGCGGAGCTCGCCGGCCGCGAGTGCTGGGCCGGGCTGGACCTGTCGGCGGTGTCGGACCTGACGTCGCTGGTGCTGGTGTTCGCGGACCCGCACAATCCGGCCGGGGTTGTGGTGGTGCCGCAGTTCTGGCTGCCGGCGGACGCCCTGCCCGATTTGGAGCGGCAGTTGCGGGTGCCGTTGGACCGGTGGCGCCGTGAAGGGTTCCTGCACACGTCTGAGGGCGCGACGATCGAGTTGGACGACGTGGAGGCGGAGATTCGCCGGGTCAACTCGGTGTACCGGCTGCGGCGGCTGTCGTATGACCGGATGTTCGCCGGCCAGATGGTGCAGCATCTAGACGCGGCCGGGATTCCGACGGCGGCGATCGCGCAGACGCTGGTCGGACTGGGGCCGGGGTCGAAGGAGCTTGAGCGGCTGGTGCTGAATGGGGATGTCCGTCACGGCGGGCATCCGGTGTTGCGGTGGAACGTGTCCGACGTTGAGGTTGTGCGGGACGGGAACGACAACATCAAGCCGGTGAAGCCTGACCGAGCGCAGACGACCCGCCGGATCGACGGTGTTACGGCGTTGGTGATGGGTTTGGATGGGTGGATTCGGCGGGAGCGGCCGAAGCGCCGCCGGGTGGTCGGCTACTGACACGAGGGGCTACTTGCTGTGCGTGATGTGCTCCTCGACGTGACTCTCGAAGTGCCCCGCGACGACCTGACCGCCGACGGTGCGCTCGCCGGGGTGTTGGAGAAGCTGCGCGGGAAGGCCGACGAGCAGTGCCAGCACGTCGGCGGCCGTCTCCGTACTGACCGTGAGCCGCAGATCGTTGTCCAAGAGGCCGAGCACCGTCTGACCGGGGAGGCGTACGTGCTGTTCGCCACCCGCTGGGCCGCCGTCGTCCCTGAGAGCGCCCGGCTGTGACGTTCCCGCTGGCGTTGGAGCAGACCAGCCCGAACCTGCTGACCACCGCCACGGCGGGCCTGGCGCCGGCGTCGATCGTCGGTGAGCCGTTGTGGTGGGTGGAGCGGCTGTACTCCGAACTCCACGACCGCCTGCCCGCGATCGAGCTGTATGACGGCTATTACCGGGGTGACCATCCGTTGCCGTGGTTGGCCCCGCAGGCGCAGGACTCGTTCCGGCGGATCTTGCAGATGACCCGGACGAACTACATGGGTCTGGTCGTCGACGCGTTCTGTGAGCGGCTGGAAGTCCTCGGGTTCCGCGTCGGCACGGCCGCAGGGTCGCCGGAGACGGGAGATGCGGAGGCGTGGCGGATCTGGCAGGCGAACAACTTGGACGCCGCGTCGGGTGAAGCGTTCTTGGAGGCGGCGAAGACCGGATCGTCGTACATGCTGGTCGCGCCGAACCCGTACGACGGGCGGACGCCGCGGGTGACGGTGGAGCATCCGGCGCAGTTCGTCATCGGCTACGAGCCGGGTGATGTGCGGATCCGCGCCGCGGCGTTGAAGGTCTGGTACGACGACCGGGCGGGGCAGACGTTCGCCACCTTGTACTTGCCGGACTGGGTGTTCAAGTTCGCCGGGTCGCGGCATTCGTCGCCCCGGAACTGGTTCCCCCGGGTGGTCGGTGACGAGTCGTGGCCGGCGCCGAACCCGCTGGGTGTGGTCCCGGCGGTGGAACTGCGGAACAACCCGCAGTCATATTTCATGCATAACACGCTGGTGTATGCGGGGACGCCGGAGATCAGCGACGTCATCGACATCCAGGACCGCGTGAACAAGACGATCGCGGACCGGCTGATGACGCAGGACTTCGGGGCGTTCCCGCAGAAGTGGGCGACGGGCTGGCCCAACGACGAGGACGAGGACGCCGGGCAGCCGTCGACCACCACGTCGGCGCCGTCGTCGTCGGCGGTCCGGGTGGACATCGGCCGGAACCGGCTGCTGACCGCGTCGGAGGGGGTGGCGTTCGGGCAGTTCGCCACCGCCCCGCTGGACCCGTACAGCGCGGCGAAGAACGAGGACGTGAAGGACATCGCAGCCCGCACCCGCACCCCCTCGCAGTATCTGCTGGGGGAGATGGTGAACATCAGCGCGGAGGCGTTGCAGGCCGCCGAGTCGGGGCTGGTGTCGAAGGTGCGGCAGCGGCGCCGGTCGTTCGCGGAGGCGTTGGAGGAGGTCGTCCGCCTGTACCTCGCCGCGGCCGGTGACCCGCGGGCTGCGGACTTGGGGACGGAGACGTTGTGGCGGGACCCGGAGTACCGGGGGCCGGCGCAGCTCACCGACGCGGTTATCAAACGGCGGCAGTCGGGTCTGACGTCGTGGGAGCAGTCGATGGAGGACCTGGGTTACACGCCGGGTCAGATCGACCGGAACCGGAAAGCGTTGGACGCGGAGGCTTCGCGGAACGCCGCCCGGGCCATGTTGGCCGGGCTGAACGCGCAGCCGCCGGGGCAGCAGTCGATCGGGCTGCCGCAGTCGCAGGGCGGGGCTGGTGAGCGGACCCCGCCGAACGGGTTGACCCCGCCGAACGCGAACGCGGGGCCGTAGTTGTCGTACCGGCAGCAGCAGGCTCAGCTTGCCGACCATGCGGAGGCGCAGATCGGCGCGTTGCACGCCGCGTACGCGCAGGGGAAGGTCGACCGGGCCGGCTTCACGGCGGCGGCGGTCGCGCTGCTGGCGGTGGTGATGGAGGCGGCGGTGCAGCAGGCCGACCAGGCGCTTGCGGACATGCTCGCCGAGGAAGGCGACACTGAGGCCGTCCCGACGGGGGTGGTCGGCCCGGACGCGGAGGACGCGCTGACCAAGGCCGTCAGCACGGTGTTGGACGGGGACGACCCGGAGGCCGGGTTGGGTCGGCTGGCGCGGTGGCGGGTGTTCGAGGCCGGGCAGTTCGGATGGGGTGACGCGTTGCAGCGGCAGCCCAACGTGACCGGCTGGACGCGGCAGGCCCGCGGCGGTGCCTGCGCCACGTGCCGGGGGCTGACCGGGCCCACTTTGCCGCTGACGACGCCGATCTGGCATCACCAGGGCTGCCAGTGCGTGCAGAAGCCGGTCCCCGCCTGATGGACACACCGATCGCCGCGCGGCTCCCCCAAGACGTTCTGGCCCGCCTGCAAGCCATCCGATCCGAGGGGGGTGAGCACATGTCCGAACCGACCTCGCCGGTCACGCCGGCGCCGACCACACCGGACCCGACCCCCGCGCCGACCACGCCAGCGGCGTGACTGAGATCCCGTACGGCGCCGCCGACTTCGGCTGGCGCGTGTCCCTGTACCCGCCCGGCACCACCCTGCTGACCGCGCTGGCCGCCGCAACGGCAGCCCAAGCAGCGCAGGGCAGGACGGTGGACCCGCTGTCGGCGAGCATCCTCGCCAGCTACTACGTCCGTGGGACAGCCGACGCGCTCCCCGACGGGCAGACCCACAACACCGAGGACCACGGGTGGCGCGACGCCCCCGCGACCCTCGGCACCGTATGCCTGCGCTACCGGGTAACCGGTCCAGGCGTACACGCATAACCCGGCCCGCAACGGGCCCGGCCCATCCCGCAACGGGAAGCAGGTGGCATCACCATGTCCGAGGAACAGCAGCCAGACCCCGCCGGCCAGCAGCACGACGCACCGGCGCCGGACAACACCCCGCAAGGCGAGGACATCGACTGGGAGGCCCGGTTCAAGGTCCAGCAGGACCTGGCGCGCAAGCAGGAGGCGCGGGCGAAGGCCAACGCCGACGCCGCCCGGGAGCTCGCGAAGATCAAGGCAGAGCAGGGCACCGACTTGGAGAAGGCGGTCCTCGCCGCCCGGCAGGAAACCGAACAGGCCGTGGCCGCCAAGTACACGACCCGCCTCGCGGGCCTATCGGTCCGTGCGGCGGCAGGCGGGAAGTTCAAAGACCCCGAAGACGCCGTGGCGCACCTGCAAGGCCGCCTCGGCGAGTTCGTCGGCGACGACGGCGAGGTCGACGACAAGGCCATCGCCCGCGAGGTCGAAGCACTACTGAAAGCGCGCCCCTACCTGGGGGTGGAGAAGCCGCCCGCCAGCTTCGACGGCGGGCAGCGGAACGGCACCACCGGTGTCGGCCCGAACGGCATGGACCGGCTGATCCGCCGCCAGGCGGGCGTCAGCTAGCAAACGCAGCTCCCGGCAGGCCGCGGGGACCGCTGCTCATCCCTTGAGTCCGAGGAGGACCCGTGGCCTACAACAACCTCACGAGTCGCACCGACGTTGGTGCGCTGATCCCCGAGGAAGTCAGCAACGACATGCTCGGGTTCGCAACCCGGCAGTCCGCTGCCCTCACCCTGTTCCGCCGGGTCCCGGTCAGCCGGGCGCAGGTTCGTTTCCCCGTCCTGTCCGCCCTCCCGACCGCGTACTGGGTCGCCGGCGACACCGGACTCAAGCAGACCAGCGAGATCAACTGGAGCAACAAGTACCTCAACATCGAGGAGATCGCGGTCATCATCCCGGTCCCCGACAATGTGCTCGCCGACGTCGACGCGAACATCTGGGACTCGGCGATGCCGCTGCTCACCGAGGCGGTCGGCCGGACCCTCGACGGTGCCGTGTTCTTCGGGACGAACGCGCCGGCGTCGTTCCCGACGAACGTGATGACCGCCGCCGCCGCCGCCGGTAACTCGGTGACGGAAGGCTCCGCCGCCGCTGCGGGCGCGTTCTACGGCGACATGGACGCCGCGCTGGCGACGTTGGAGGCCGACGGCTATGACGCGACCGGGATCGTCGCTTCGACGACGGTTCGGGCGAAGCTCCGCACGTCACGGTCCACGCAGGGTGAGCAGTTGGACGCCGGCCGGGCGAACGGCTCGTTCACCGAGTTCGACGGCAACCCGATCGTCTACCCGATGCGCGGCATGTGGCCGACCGGTGCCGGCACCGGTGTCCGCATGTTCGTCGGGGACTGGCAGCAGTTCGTTCTCGCCGTCCGGCAGGACATCACGCTCAAGATCAGCAACGAGGCCGTCATCCAGGACGGCACCGGGGCGATCGTGTACAACTCGTTCCAGCAGGACCTGACGTTCCTCCGCCTCACCTTCCGGGTGGGCTGGCAGGTCGCGAACACGATCAACAACGACCAGCCGACCGACGCCAACCGCTACCCGGTCGCCGTGCTGCGTACGGCTGCCTGATGGTCGCCGGTCGGACGACCGACCAGCGGTCGGTCACGGTCACCACAACGAACGCGTCCACGGCGGTCACGGCGGCCGCGGGCACGTTCGACACGTCCGACGTGGGCCGGAAGATCACCGCGACGGGCATCCCCGCGAACGCGACCTTGTCGGCCGTGGCGTCGGATACGGCCGCCACGCTGTCGGCTGCGGCGACGGCCACCGGCTCCCGGTCGGCGACGGTCGGCGGGCTGACCGACGGGTCGCTGGGGTTCACCGGATGGTCCCCGGAGACAGGTACGGAGTCGGCGAGCTACACGGTCGCCGCGAACAACGCCGGGACGGTGCCGCCGGACCGGGTCGCCAACCCCACTACCGGCCGCGCCGAGGGCCGAAGGTCAAGGAGCTGAGCATGGTTGACGCGAAGAAGGCCGGCCCCACCGGGGATCGCCAGAAGGCCGAAGACAAGGACGTGGACAAGGCGCTCGACGAGGTGCAGGAAGTCGTCGACGAGGAGACGCAGAAGGGCTACCGCGGCACCGAGGTCGACCAGACCCCGAACGAGAACTACACGGTGAAGGGTGCCGCAGCCGGCAAGCCCGTCCCGGAGACGCAGGCCGACCCGGTGGCCGCGCGCCGCGAGGCGACCAACCCGGACGTCTGAGACAACCGCGAGAGGCTGGGAGCGCGCATGACTGTCGGAATCGCACGGCCGCAGGGGTCGCTGACCATGACGGTCCTGCGCGCCCCCAAGCCTGAGCTGACCCTGGACGTGGCACGCCACTTCGGCCTGCCACGCCCGGGTCAGCCGGCGGAGGTCCGCGCCTGGAAGCAGGCGAACGAGCCGAACCTGTACCGGGGAATCCGCGACCTCGAAGACGCCCAGCGTGGGCGAGGCCCGACGTTCGTGGGCGCATTGTGGGCGGAGGTCCACTACACGGACCGGACCGTCGACCTGGGGCTGATCTCCGGCCGGGTGGTGACCACGGCCGGGGTGAACTTCATCCGGGACGCGTTCCTGAACACCACCGAGCTTGAGAACATGAAGTACCACGGGATGGGCACCGGGTCGACGGCGGAGGCGTCGTCGGACACGGCGCTGGTGACCGAGCTGACCACCCAGTACCTGACGGACAACACCCGCCCGACGGGCACGCTGGTGTCGGGTGGTACGGGCATCTTCCAGACGGTGGCGACGGTGACGGTGGATGCTGCGGCGGCGATCACCGAGCACGGCATCTTCTCGCAGGCGGCGACCGGCGGCGGGACTTTGTTGGATCGTTCCGTATTCGCTGTGGTAAACCTCGCGAGTTCTGAAGCAATCCAATTCACATATTCCCTGACAATGCCTGCCGGTTCATAATTCATAATGTAATTGGGGAAGGGCGGCATGTCAATGGCCGACAAGACCTTGCGGGTGACCTGCTCGAAGTGCAAGAAGCGGTCGGAGATTGCCACCCCCGCTGCGGACCATCCGCCGCGGGTGGTGTGGAAGTGCCCGTCACCCTTGGCGAACGGGGTCGACATGTGCGGGCACACGAACACGCTGGACCTGTAGCCCGTGACCCGTCGCGGCCCGGCTTGGAGGGATTGACATCGCCGATAACACGCAGGTAGCTGCCGGGACTGGCGATGCGATCCGCGACAAGGACCGCGCGGGTGTCAAGACGCAGATCGTCGGCCTGGACCTGAACATCGGCGGCACTGAGACGCTGATGACGGGCAGCATGCCGGTCACGATCGGGTCGGACCCGGACACGACCGGCTCGGGGACGATCACCGCTACGGATGCGGTGGTCGCAGCCCCGGCTGGTACGGGCGCGTTCGTGTCTGGCGCGTCTACGGCCGGGTCGGTCGTGTCGCTGCTGGCGCCGGGCGGTGACTCGGCGTGGATGGTGCAGATCACCGGGCAGACGACGGGCAGCATCTGGTTCGAGGGGTCGCTGGACTCGACGACCGGCACCGACGGGAACTGGCAGAGTCTGAACGGCCGGCAGTCCGGCGTTATCAACACGATCCTGGCTAGCTCGGCGACTGCGGGTGGCCTGTGGCGGGGCAACGCGTCGGGGCTTAAGTATTTCCGGGTGCGGCAGACGGGGACGTTGACGGGGACGCCGGCGATTGTGATCCGGCTGGCGTCCGGGTCGGGTGCCGTGTTCTTGAACGCGAGCATTCCGGCGGGGTCGAACAGCATCGGGTCGGTGAGCCTCGGCGGGTCGGGCGGGATGACCGCTGTCGCCGGTTCGATCAGCGCGGCCGTGGCGAACGCGCCCGGTTCGGCGGTGACCGCGTCGACGACAGCTCAGATCGTCGCGGCGACCGCTACGGCGGGGAACGCCACGTTCCACCTGGTCACGTCGGCGTTCGTGGGGACGCTGATCTTTGAGGCGTCCGTCGACGCCGGGTTGAACTATTCGCCGATCATCGCGATCCGCGAGGACGGTTCGGGCGCGGAGTCGACGACGGCGATCAGCACGGCTGCGGCGTTCATCCGGCAGTACACGGTGGCCCTCCCCGGCCTGGCGTACTTCCGGGTCCGATGCTCAGCGTTCACGTCCGGCACCGTGGCGGTGGTCATCCAGCCGGGGCCGTTCCTGATCGAGCCCAACCCAGCTCTGTCGGCGTCGGCGGCGAACATCGGCGGGCTGTACCCAACGCCGACGCTGACGGTGGGCACGGCGACCGGCACGACGGCGGCGACGGCCGGGCAGGTCGGCCGGGTGGTGCGGGCGAACGCGAACGTGGCGCAGGCTACGGCGGCCACTTTGATCGCCGCTCCCGCCGCGGGCACGCGGATCTACGTGACGGGTATTACCTGCGCGAACGAGGGTGCGACGTTGACGGTGCTGCGCCTGTTCGCCGGGACGTTGCCCGCCGCGGCGGGTGCGGTGGCGGTGATAAACGACTGCTTCGACTTCCCGATGGCCCCCTCGGGTGGCGGCGCGGCGGTGAACTTCCCTCCGTCGGGGCCGTGGGCGCTGCCCGCCGCGACCGCGCTGTCGTTCGCTGTCACGGTGGCGACGACCTGGGATGTGTCGGTCGCCTATTATGTGGCGGCCTAACGTGTGCCGGGGAGATGGTAACCTGCCACTATGGACGTATGCCCTGAGTGCTCCGAACCATTCACGCCGAAGCAGGACCGAAGCGGGCCGAAGCGGCAGAAGTATTGCTCCACGCTGTGCCGCAACCATGGAGCGTCCCGCGCGTCGAGGGCGGCTCGTCTCGGTTACACCCGACCTGACCTTGTCCCCCAAGAAGTGCCTGACAAGAGCGAGATTGCCTGGGCCGCCGGGTTTTACGAGGGCGAGGGATGGGCGGGTGTCGTGGCGCGGAGTTGCCGCGTCACCATCGGCCAGAAAGAGGACTGGTGCTTGGAACGGTTGCGCCGGTATTGGGGCGGGACCATCGACCACCCGAAGAATCACGTCGGCATGTGGCGCGTGTCGGGCACACTCGCTCAGAATCTTCTCCGCGCTATCTATGACGACTTGTCCCCACGGCGGCAAGCGCAGGCTGACCGCGCGCTCGCGAGTACCTCTCCGGTGCTTGACGCCTGACTACTACGTCGCCGCCTGAGTGGCGATCACCGCCCGCTCCGGGACGGCGACGGTCACCACCGCCGCGTCGGCGACAACGTGGACGGTGAACCTCCCCACCTACTCGGCGAACGACTACGTGGTGATCTGGCTGGCGAACAACATCGGGTCGACGGCGGGCACACCCACCGCGACGGGGTGGACATTCACCAGCGTCGACGAGTCGTCAGGGTTGAAGGGGACGTTCGGCCGGAAGCTGATGACCGGCTCCGAGGGGACGACGGTCACGGTGACCTGGGGCGCCGCGACGCTGGGGGTGGCCCTGGCAACGCCGTTCGTCGGGGTGGACACGACCACCCCGGAGGATGTGGCCCCGTCGGGGGTGGCGGAGCCGTCCGCTTCGGTTGTCGCCGCGCACGTCACCCCGTCGATCACGACGGTCACAGCGAACGCGGTACTCGTGTCGGGGTTCGACACGGACAACGCCTCGACGTGGACCTCCACGGACACCGAGCTCGGTGACTCGGCGAACACCATCTCCGGGGCCATGTACTACTCGGCGGCGCAGCCGATCGGGTCGTACACCCGCACGGGTACGGCGTCGATCACCAGCGTCAAAGCGGTGTCGATGATCATGGCCTTGCGGCCTGGGGCGGTCGCCGCGTCCACGTCGCCGGTCCGCCGCGCGGGCCGCTGGCGGGCACCGCAGTAGAAGGGGCGGGTAGATGAGCCTGCTCCTGCTGTTCAACGGCGCCCCGACGGTCACGCCGGTGGCCGTGTCGGGGTCGGTGACCGGCGCGGGCTCGGTGGCGCGGCTGATCTCGCATTCGGCTGCGGGCTCGCTCACCGCGTCCGGCGTGCCGGTCCGGCAGGTCAGCAAGAAGCCGGCCGGGTCGCTGACCGCCGCCGGCGTGGTCGTTCGGCAGTCGGCCAAACTGCCCGCCGGGTCGGTTACCGGGGCGGGGGCGGTCGCGCGGGCCGGGCGGAAAACCTTCGCCGGGTCTCTGACTGCTACCGGCCTGCTGGGAACGGTCACCACCCGCACCCGCAGTGTGGCGGGGAGCCTGACCGCGGCCGGGGTGGTGCTCCGGCAGGCGAGCAAGCAGCCCGCCGGTCAGGTGACCCCGTCCGGGGTGGCGGTCCGGCTGACCTCTCACCTGGCTGCTGGCGTCCTCGCGGCCGCCGGCACGCCGGTGAGGACGCTCCGCAGGAACACGGCGGGCAGTCTCACCGCGTCCGGGGTGGTCGGGCGGATC